ATACTACTCGTGCGTATAGCTGTCAATACAAAAAATACGAAATTTTGAACTTTTTACAAAAAAATTCGCCGTAGCGAATTTGCTACGGCGAATCAGCTTATTCAGGTTTCTTTTCAAGAGCGTTTTCAGCCTGTTTGCCATCTTCCAGCGAAAATCCATACTCAATGGCATCAAGCACTTTGTCGTTCATTTCTTTGACAGCCGCTTCGATGAGGTCAACGTCTACCTCGTACCCAGCCGCAAGCAAGGCATCTTTAACATACTGCATTTTTTCAGAGCCTTTGCCAGCGCCAATGACCTGTTCGGCGGCCTCAACCAGTTTTACAATGACATTCCACATGGCGTTGCGCTGTTCCGTGGTCGTTTTTTCTTCCAGCCACTTTTTCAAGGGAGGAACGACTTTCTTTCCAAGCCACGCGAGCAGGAAGTTGAAAATCAGACCGATGATAGCCACCACGATGCCAGTAAGATTGATGGTGACAGGCTGTACGGGGGGAACATGCGCAGCTTCCTCCGCGAAACCGACGAGGGGAAAAGCAGCGACGGTGAGAATCATCAGGGCAGCGAGAACCAGAGCAAAAAACTTCTTCATGATATGTTCCTTTCCGGCCTTATTTCAGGCCAATGTGAGTAAGTACGAAGGTGATGATGGCAGTGATGACCGCAGTTACGATGACGCTCGTAACGCCGTCCATCCGTTTTGCGGGCTTGGTCTTGATTTCCTCCACATCATCAGACAGCGCATCAACCTTCTTTTCCGTCTGCTTCTGCGAAGATGCAAGCAGCTCGACGGAGGTAGCGAGTTTGTGAACGGATTCTGTGAGCTTCGCGTTTTCATCAAGGCGATTAAAAATCGTCTTGATTTGCTCGCTCTGACGAGCAAGCGCTTCACGAATGAGCTGCAAGGTTTCGTTATCAGTCGGCACTGGGTTCCACGTCCTTTCATTTCGCCCGTATCGCAACGGGCGGAATGCCCGTTTTTGACGGCGGTTAATCCTTGGAGATAATCACGCTATCGACCGCAGCAAGCGTACCTCCATATGCCAGTTGAACGGATTTCAAGGTTTCCTCAGCTCCTTCAATGATGAGGACATAGGCTGGCTTGCCGCCATCGTCAGGCGTGTCCGCGCCGTCATCAGGCTTCTTATCGTCGCCGGGCGTTTGCGCATCCAGCAGGGCTTTATAAGCCGAGGAATCGAAAACGCCGGTCGCATTCAGCGCGGCTTTCTCCTGCAAAGCCTTGACGGCAGCCTGTGTTTTGCTGCCGAATTTCCCATCAACGCCATTCTTTGCCTTGCCATACGAGCCAAGGTCGTAGCCAAGCCAGACAAGGGCAGTTTGCAGTGCTGATACGTCATCGCCCTCATCGCCCTTCTGCAAGGTGCGGTCGCCAAGCTTATAGGTCGGAATTTCCACGCTTCCGCTGACATAGGAAAGCATAGAAGCGGGGAGCTTGCCCCAGTTCGTCCAGCTTCCCTCAGTAACCTTGCGCTTTACGCAGTCCTTGACAAAGCCCTGCATTTCTACCGTATAGCCATTGCCGACATATACGCCGATATGGCCTGACTTCCATACGATGATGCCAGGAATGTCGGGAATCGTACCGATGGGGCCATTCTCTTTGCAGAGGCTGTACATGCCGTTGGCGCTTTTGTCCGGGCAGCCGTTCGCGCCGTACTTATTCGCACCGTCGAGCGAGCCGCTTTTCCAGAAAAAAGCCTTGATAATCCCAACGCAATCGGCACACATACAGCCGCCAGCAATATCCTTCTTATAGCCAGCTTCGCGGGCGCTGGTATAATGGGCTGGATACTGCTTTTTCTTCGAATTGAACAGGCTCGTGGAGCATTTATAGCCGCACGTCCCGTACCAGTACACCCATTTTGCCGCATAAACTGCAAGGCAAAATTCAGCGAATTGAACATTGGTGAGCATCTTTTCATCGCCCCTTTCTTCCGGCGCTTTTTCGGTGAAATAGCCCAATGGCTTACGGCCAGTCAACACATTGAGGTCAACGTTGCCTTTTATGCCGGCAAGACGGCCTTTGCTGGTATACTGCCAGATGTCATGCAGCCACTTGGGTTTTGCAGAATCGGCCGGTATTGCTCCATCATTTTTGCCCCAGTGCGGAATCCACATGATGTCGCACATACCGATGGCCGCCCCCGCCCACTTGTAGCGGGTGTTGATGTACAGGCCAATCTTCGCGCAGCCGAGCTTTCGCAGTTCATCAAGGAACGCGACGCAAACCGGCTCTGTGGTCGTCTGCGTCTGAGCCTCATACTCAATATCGGCAACGAAAAAAGACGGCTGCTTTGCCGCCTTTTTCACACAGGACACGAAGAACCGAGCTTCTCTGCGAGCATCCTCAGCCGTTCCCGCCTTGACGTAGTGGTAAGCTCCGAACGGAACGCCATTCCGAACGCATCCATCGACATTACGCAGGTATTTGGTGTCCATGCTGTCCAGCCCGCAGGATGCTCTCAGGATGACAAATTCCAGTTCTTTGGAAGCCGTTTCCCAATCCACATTGCCCTGCCATTTGCTTATATCAGCAATCATACTCTCGGTGAATCCCCCTCTCTAAAGGTCAATGATTTCTCCGCTTTCGCACCACGAATCGAAGCGGGCGCGAATATCTTCTTCCAGCCCTTCCCACGGAATTACGCCGCGAACAACACGGATGCGGATGTCATATTCCCGAACGCCTAAATCCGTATCGTATTCGCAAAGAACGGGGGATAGGTAAACATCAACCGTTCCGTCCGGCTGTTCATCAATGGCATAGAATTTTCGGTCTTGCTCCGTGGGGCGGTCTCGTGGGTTGTAATGATGCGTGACGTTATCTATCATTCTTCAGCACCAGCACTTCCCTTTTCAGCGGCAGGGCTCACAGGCCACTGAATATCGAAGGGGAATCCTTCCTGCTTCGGCAGGTCGCGCAACGCCTGTCTGTATATCGCCCAATCGCCCGTAAGCGCCTCGCCAAGCGTGTGAAGGAAGCTCAGCCATGCGGTAAACGATGTGCCTGACGGAACAGTAAGCCCAAGCCTGTCAAGCGCGACTTCCGCATCGCTATCCCTAAGAAGCCGGTTTCGAATCGTCCGCGCAATTTCAGCCGCAGTTTCCGCGTCTCCGTTGGCAATCGCCGTCCCAAGCGCCTGTTCTTGCATCTCCGGCAGTTCCGCAAGCTGCTTATTGGTCATGGCTTCCGCTCGTGCAATCCTTTTCTGCCATCCGACTACAACATTCATTTTTTCAATACCTCCCGAATCAATTTGTTGAGATAGGCTTCCATCTGAATAACAATGCCGTGCGTATTTCCACGCTCTGCATTGGCTTTCCAGCTTTGAAAATTTGTGCGCATATCATCCAGCGTGCATTTACCGTCAAGCACCCTCCGCTGGAGCTTTTTCAGCTTCCGGCGCTCTTTGGCAATGGATTGCTTGCTCATCCGGCGAACCACTTTACCGCTGCCGGTAAGGATGAAACGCCATTTGAGGAACATCACGCCCTGCTTGAGCGGATGGATATGCGTTTTTGCGTTCAGCGTAAGGCCAAGCCGCGCAAGCCTCTCCGTAATTTGCCGCAAACATTCTTCCAGAAATGCCTTGTCGCTGTGAATGAGGATGAAATCGTCCATATAGCGGATGTAATACTTTACGCCAAGGCGTTCCTTCACCCAATGGTCGAAGTCATCCAGCAAGGCCAGCTCCACAAGCTGTGAAACCTGACTGCCAAGGCCAATGCCTTTATCGCCGCCAAAACTGTCAATGATTTCTGCCGCACGGCGATATGCCTCATCATCTGGCACGCGCTTACGCACGGCAGCCTTTGCGTCCTCATGCCGGGTTTCGGCGAAGTAGTGATGGATGTCGCATTTCAGCACCCAGCCATTGGGGCCATGGTGGCGATAGTAGCGGTGCAGGTGCGTATCCATCCTGTTGAGCGCATCATCAACACCCTTCCCGCGCTGGCAAGCACAGTTGTCGCGTAAAAAGCTGCGCGTAATCTGCGGATAAAGGATGTTATCGCACAAGCTGCGTTGAAACTGCCTGTCTTTAATGCGTGTAGCGACAATTTCACGTTCCTTCGGCTCGTGAATCGTGAAATGTTGGTAGGCATCAATGGCGTATTTATCTGCCAGCAAACTGCGACGCAGCTTATAGGTGTTTTTCAGCGCATTGGCATGGTAAGTAGCGACGCTATCCTTCCATTTCACATTGCGGCTGCTCTTGCACAGGCCCTTATACAATTCGCCGAACGATATTGCGCTTTCGTACTCTTGTCCCATAAAAAGAACCGGCGTGGATAGCAGTAACAGCTCGAATGCTGACTGCATCGCCGGTATGTGTTCCCCCTTTCAAGCCGGGGAAGGTCGAACGCTCCTTGTGTGAGCGCACGGATTTCGGCGGCAGGGATTTCCCCTGCCGCCTACTTTAAGCTGGCATTCTCACAATCTGCGGCCGCGCCGTTACCGTTCGACGCATTGTTGTTGTTCAACGAGCCGTCCGGGTTGACGTTGCGCACGTTGTTCGCGTTCCACGGGTTGGGCGAGCGCATCCACCACGAGGCAGAATAGCTTACAGCGTTCGGCCTTATGATTCAATCACCCTGCGCGGGTGCGGAACCATCCATGACGGCGGCGGTTCTTCCTTCTCCAATGGATTTATAGCGTTCTCGGTCGCTCTTGCGCCAGCCTTTGAGCTTGTCCTCTACTTCAAGGATGAGGCCAGTCCAATATTCTACACGGTCAGATTCGATGCCCAATTCCGTATAGGCGATGTCAATCAAAGACAGCAACGCTTCTGCGTGGGAAAAGGCTTCGACCTGCTGACTGCGCCGGTAGGCATAGTCCTCCGGCTCAACAACCCTCACGGCGTTTGCCCTGCGAATGCAGGTCATAACGGCAAGCGCTTCGTTGACAATGGGCTGCGTGAGAATCCATCTATCGCGCTTTGGAAAGTTTTTCTCATTTTTGCAAATGGTGATGGTGTATGCGCACATTTCCCGCACCTTCGGCAGAATTTCAAACTTTCCGGGCTGACGCTTTGCTTTAATGACGCTCATAGAACTGCCTTTCTGCATTCAAAGCACATCCGCGCCCTGAACGGGCACGGATGTTATGGATTAGTAGATTACGCAAGCTGCGGCCGCGCCGTAACCGTTCGACGCAGTGCCGTAGTACAAAGAGCCGTCCGGGGTGACGATGCGCACGTTGCTCGCGTCCCACGGGCTGGGCGAGCGCATCCACCAATATCGTGCGGTAGACGGGCTGTCAACATCGTATTTAATGCGGTCAACCTGCGTCGCGCCATCGTAGAACGGAAGCACGGTTCCCTCTGCGATGGTATCGTTCTTGCCAAGGCCAAGCTCGGTCATACTGAGCAGGAATACCTTGTCGCGGGTGGTGTAGCTGCCGCCCAGCGTGTCGCTCGTTTCATAGACCGTATTTCTCGCGGTTACGATGTCCACCTCACCAAGCGCGGCGGCAAAGTCCGGGTCGATGCCGTTAAGGAAACCAGCGACGCTGGCATAGCTCGGGGCCATGTCGAAGATGGTCTGCCGCTGCCACCAGCCGCTTGCAGCGTCGCTGTTGAGCCATTGCCGGATAGCGCTTTCCTGCCAGTTGTTGCTTCCATAGGCACGGCGCATAATGGAATTGAAGCGGCCAACCGTGTGGACACAATCTGCCTTTGCGTTGCTGGCCGTGCCAAGGCTCGTACCGCCGCTTGCGGCAGTAACGACAATGCCGGTTTCAAGCACGCTGCCGTCCGCATTGTAGGTCGTGATGGTCGCGCCGGTAATATTGGCAACCTTGTAATCCGCTGCGTTGGCGTACCACGCTCCGACCTTCGGATGCGTCCAGCCGCCGCCAGCAGGGATAGGCTGCGCAATCGTAAACTGGTACGTGCCGTCCTCGTAGGTCTGACCGCTGTTGCTGCCCTTATACAAGGTGAAGTTATAGGTTCCAGCGGCCAAAGCGCTGTCGCTGTTATTTACCCAGAGCAACTCGCTGGCATCCACCTGACGACCGTAGATGACATCGTGCATCAGCAGCGTCATGGTGTGAGCAGTCAGGTCGTTCGGGTTTTTGTGCACATCATGTGCAACGACATCAAACAGCAGGCTGCCGCCGCCATACGCCGTATGAGGCACGGAAAACTGTGTGCCAACGGGGAAATAGCGTTTGCCGCCGCCGCCCTTCACAATCTCCTGCACAGCCGCAAAGCTGTCGATGTTCCAGCCGCTTGCAAGCACCTTTACGAGCGAATTTTGCACTTTCAGCTCGTCAAGAATCTGCTGCTGCGTACCCTCGGTGAAAATATTCAGGTCAGACATTGATTTATCCCTCCGTTTGTGCTGTCTGTTCCATCCCTGCGATGGTGTGCAGGGATTCGTTAATAGACGCAAGCTCCTGTGCAATGAGATTCGCCAGCGTCTTGGTGGCGAAAGTCGAAGTGGCGGTGTCCGTTTCGTCATCCGGGTTGACGTAGCTGATAATCAGTTCGTCATTCTCGCCGCGAGAAAAGCTGAATCCGTTCAGGCTGCCGCTGCCACCCATGCCGTTTTCGACAAGCTGATTGAGCAGGGCAAGCTCCTGCTGCATGACGGCGAGAATCTGCTGCGCGGTAGGCTCTTTGGCGATACTCTGCACAAAGCCCTCCACGGCTTCCTGCGCTTCCTGTGCGGCAGACGCGGAGTTGGAAGCGGCGCTGGCGCTGCCCTCGGCGCTGGTGGCGCTGGTAGTAGCGGAATTCACCGCAGATGTAAGCGCAGCCTGACGGATGTTCTCCGTCGCAACGCGGTTGCTTTCCGCAGCGGCGCGTGCCTGTTCAGCTTGCGAACGAGCAGTTTCCGCGATTTCGCGGTCGCTCTCTGCATTCACGCGGGCGGTTTCGTTGGAAACTCGCGTTTCCTCTGCCGTATCGCGGGAGGTTTCGGCGGAAATGCGGGAGTTTTCCTTGGAAACGCGCTCAGATTCATCCTCAATGCGCTTGGTTTCCGCTGACTTTCTGGCATTTTCGTTCGCAACACGTTCCGCTTCGGCTGCAATTCGGGATTCTTCGTTTGCCTCACGAACAGTTTCGTTGCCGTCCTGCGCTATTTTCTTCAAATCGGCAGACGCGGCCTGAACCGCTGCCAGAATATCCTTTGCCGTAGGCTCTTTGGCAATGGTTTCGACCATCGCTTCAACGTCATCCTGCACAGCTTCGGCGGCAGCGGCGGCAGTCTGAGCATCCGTTGCGTGCTGGGCGGCTTCGTTCGCACTCGTAGCGGCAGCAGCAGCTTTGCTGGAAGCAGCAGACGCAGAATTTCCAGCGCTTGTGGCGCTGGACGCTGCGCCGGTTGCACTGGTTCCGGCATTCGTTTCGGACTTTTTCGCCGCATCACGAGCGGCCTCGGCGGCAGTTTTGGCCGACGCTGCATCGCCAAGATTCTTGACGGCGGTATCTGCCTTTTCAGCCGCTGTGGAAGCATCTTCTGCGGCATCATTTGCGGCAGTAGCGGCGCTATTCGCGCTCTGCGTAGCCGTGTTCGCAGAAGCAATCGCCGCGTTGGCATCCTTTACAGCTTGCTGTGCCGCCGTGGCTGCGGCCTCGCAGTCCTCCACTCGGCCAAGCAGCTCGTCAATGCTGGGAATCGTCTGTCCAGGGTCAACATACTGATTCGGCAGCGGCTCACGCACTGTGAAAAAGGATTCACAAGCCGACATGACCTCGCCGTCCTTTGCGATTTTGAGCACGCCGCGTAGCTGACCGGCAATCGCATAGCATTCCTGCGACAAGGTAACGCTGGCAACGTTCCCGGAAACCTGTCCAACGAGATAAACCGCATTGCCGTCATCGCGGGCAAACCATGCGTTGACGGTGCAGCCGGTCAAATCGACTGGCTGGCCGTTGTTCCTGACCTCGATTTCCCAAACGTGCGCCTTGCCGTCACCGGGAATCATCAGTGCTTCCTGCCAGACGTTTACATCAGGGAAGCCGCGAACAAGGTCAACCGCCTGTTTGATAGTCCAATTCAAAATTCATCGCCTCCGTTCTAATAATTGCCACCGCTATAAGAGGTGACAAACGTCTGCACAAAAAGATTGGCCTCGATTCTGGAAAGGCCATCAGGAATGATTTTGATTTCATGCCATGTTCCGCGCTGAATCTTTCCGTTGGAATCCTTGGAAAGATACTTCACAATATCCATTTCATCCGCAGACAGGTCTGCCGCAGGAATATCCGTGCCATCTACGTTGATGGAAACGCTTTTAGCCGTGTTCCCCTCGTAAATGCCATAAATGATTTCGTGGGTGTGTCCCTGAATCGTAACCGTGTGCGAATGGTCTGGAATAGAAACGCTATGCGCGTGGCTCGGAACCTTGAGTGTAATCGCCGGAATCGTAATCACAGCGACCACATTGTGACTATGGCTGAAATTGTGGACGTGTCGCATATCATGGGTATGCACGCCTCCATCGCCGGTGTTGTTCTTTATCGCGCCAGCATAATAGGCATAGCCGGTATCGCTGGTTCCTCCTGCATTGGTAGTAAGGCTTTTCGACGATGTTTCAACGTTTCCACCTTCCGCAGTAGAGGTGTGCGCATTGCCGGACGCATACACGGCGTTCCCGGTTAAGCCGCCGCCACCAGAGTTCGTAGTCAGGGCAGTCGAGCTTGTCTTCCCGGTTCCCGCAGAGCCTGTAGAGCCAGTACCAGCCGCGCCGGTTGTGCCGCTGATTTTCACCGTATGGGTGGCGTTTGTGGAAACGCCCTGCGAGGTTACGGTCGTGCCGCTTGCCTTGCATGTGACCTTGTGCGTATGTCCGTTCGCAATACTTTGGCTGCCGGAAAAGCTGTGCGTGTGCGACGGGCCTGAATGCGTGTGGCTGGGGCCGCTATGCGTATGCCCATCAATCGTGTGGGTGTGCACCGGAGCGGAATGATAATGCCCAAAAATATGGCTGTGAGAGCCTCCAGTATGGGAATGGGCATCAATCGTATGCGTATGCGACGGACCCGGATGATGGTGCTGCATGGTGTGGTTATGGGCTGCGCATTCCCCAGTTTCAGGTTTGCTGTTGCCGTTATAATCACGGGCATAGCCTGTGTTGCCGCTGGTATCGCCTTGATGCCCGGCAATCGTACCGCCAGTCGAGGCTTCGGTCGTAACAACGCGCTGTTCAGCCGTAGCCGTCGTGGCGCCGCCAGCCGAGCTGGTTCTTTCACTTCCTCCACCGGCCGATGTAGTGGAAACGGACGCGCCGCCAGCGGAAGCGCCTGTCTCATAAGCTCGAAATGCGCTCAACCGCCATGAAAGCAGCATCTTGTTGATTTTCTTGCACTCGGAAGGAACATAGACGCGCATGGATGCCGGATGGTTCGTATCTGCGTTGTCCGCAAACTGCTGGGCGTACAGATTGGTCGCGCCTTGCGAATACTGCGCCGTAATAGCGGCTCGCTTTGACAAATCCTCGATTGCGCTCGAAACGTCGGAGGACTTATTGCTGATGGTGATGTCCATATCCAGTGGGTCTCCATCGACATCAGATTTCGCCGCCTCGATAATCATCGCGTCGAGGTCGATGCCCTTTTCTTCATCAATCAGATGGACGTATTTGCCCTCGTCGAACGAGTGCCAGTCCAGCCCCGTGATTTTGGAAAGGTCAATCGCCTTGGCCTTATAGGTGTAGCGGGGATGCTTGATTTCTTCCAGCACGGCACGGCCTTTGGCGAGCAGCGTTTCCGGCTCGGTGATTTGCAAATCAATGTAATGGCTGCACAGCACGCCATATAGGGAAATAGTGTCTGCGTCGATATACGGCCTGCCGCCATTCACTTCTGCGATGCCGACCTGATTTACACCCTCGCCGCTGCCTTTGCAGTACAGGCGCGTACACAATGCAGACGAATCCTTTTCACGCTTGATTTGCTGCATGTTCCGCTTCCGGCGAATTTCACACGACCTGTCCTTATTCTGCCGGACAAGATTGACAGTCCACGGATAAGAATCCGTATCAAACGTCCAATGGTAATCGTCCGCAAAACAGGTCGGGATGGAATACAGCGCATCCAGCAGATTGGTGTTCTCCCATGAATACTGGAATTGATAGTTGAAATCACATTTTCCGAGCTTCCATCGCTTTACCGTCTGACGGGAAAGGATATTTTCAATAACGGCACGGGTTGAAACGCCCGTGCCGCCAATCTCCAAATAGCCGTCAATCACATCGTTCAGCAGGAAAGCAATGACGTGTTCACAGGAATATTTCAGGAACTGCCCTGCGCCTGTAATATCAGTTTCCGGCTCATCGAGAATGCGGTACTTGCCCTTGCTGACTTCTCCATCAAACACATCAACGATGAAATGCGTGTCACACAGCGCCGTTTTCGGGTCATCATACGGAAGTTCAAACGAGGCCGTGAACAGGTCGTTGTGCGGGCGTACATAGCCGACAGCAGTCGCATTCTGCAAGATGCCGACCAGCTCCATGCTGCGGTTATAAATTCTCGGTTTCAATTACAACCACCTCGCACGGAAAGACACAGCCACGGCGACGGTCGCGGCTGTTCCAGACAGAATTTTGATTTTCTTTTCACCGTTCACAGACAGCATTGGGAAATCACCTGATTTAAGCCATTTAATGCCATCCTCCGCGCCTTTAGCTATTGCCCCTGACAAACTATCCACCGTGACAGCCTGACCGTTAGATAGGCTAAAGCCATTCGAATACAGACGCATGGTTTTCAGAGCGTTTTTCTCGTCGTAATACTGGATGCGCAGGTCTGTTATGGCCGTTGCACTCTTGTTGGTGACAGAAACGGTCAGCGGCGTAGCATATCCAATGCCATTGGAGAGAAGCGAGGAAAGGTTGATTTCCTTTGCCGTTCCGGCGCTCAAAACAAGGTTCTCGGCGCTGGCGCTGACAGTTACGTCGCTTGCGAAGGGTTGCAGCGTCATTTTCAGCTTGATGGAGCCATTTTCCCAGTCCTTTCGGCTCAGGCTTTGTTTTCCATCGACCTCCGCCTCATAATAGCGGCTGACATCGCTGTCAAGGATGAGCTGCGCTCTGCCGGAATTGCCGAGCCATGCGGCTACGCTGTGGAGTTTCTTGGTGATTTCTTCCTCGCTCATCAGCCCGTCGCTGGATTGCTTCACGAAATACAGCGTGCCGGACATGGATTTTTCTTCGTACAGAATCCCTTCGCCGGAATCATACCGAAGCGTGCCGCTTTGCCCTGCAATCTCATACTTGTTGACCTTGGCGGTCGGCACTGCGTCCATGCTGTCCATTACGAACACACAGCCCATATCATTCAGGCAATGCTTCCCGGCGAACGTGAAGTTGTTCATTTCGCTCGTAGCCGTCGTGATAGGCTGGTTGTTGTAGACGTTGTACAGTCTATTGTCGGCGCAGGTGAACACGACGGTAATGCGTGCGGAAGCGCCGCTGCGCTCCGGCGTTGAAACCGAAGTGCAGCGGGCAAGATAGTAATGGGTCGTATCGCGTTCGGCAAACAATTTCGCAGTTCCGGCTTCATACAGCCATTTGCCGATGTCCTTGAGCTTTTTGTCAACGTCCTTGACGGTGCTGCCTCTTGCAAGGATGGTAGCTTCGATGCTCCGCATGGTGGGAACCTCTACCGCCGCGAGCAATCTGCCGCGATAGGAAAGCTCCTTGCGCTCAAAATCGGCGAAGATTTTGTTCTTCCAGCTCACCACCTTGCAATGCCCAAAGGACGAAAGATGGACGTTTCCGAAAATCATTATGCAATCACCCCCTGAGCGCTTCTGCCAGCAACCGTCTGGCGGGACTTCTTGGAAATCGTCTTACTGACGGGATTGCTGACCTTTTCACCAACCTTATCGCCATCCATGATGACATCGCCGTCCAATGCGCCGGATTCAATCAGCCTGTCGGCAATCACGCGGCCAATGGCTTCGGCTTTTTCATACAGGGACTGTTTTTCATTGCTCGCCTCTGCGGTCTGCTTCGCGGTCTGCCGGATGGTATCGCCAGACGTATAGACGGTTCCTCTGGACGGGTCGCCCACAAGGAAGGAATCATGCAGAGAATCGGTCACGTCGCCAGCGGCCTTTTCGATAAGCTGTACCTTTCCGAGAACGCCCTTGGCAAGACCGGCATCCCACATCCAGCCGATTTCTCTCTCGGCCACGGTAGACGGGCTGTGAATGCCCAGCGAGGATTTCGCCGCGCTCAACGCAGACTGCGCCGCGCTTCTGGCGGCGGCTCTGATGACGGAGGAACCGGCGCGAATGCCGTTCGCAATGCCTTGTGCGAAATTGTAGCCAATGCTGCTGCCAGCACCGTTCGTCAGCACGGAAGAAGCTGCGGAAACGGCAGCTCTGGCGGCATTATCAGCTTCGCTCGCAAGAGAACTCTTGCACGAAGTAACGGCGCTCTTGATGGCGTTGACAAACTTTGTGCCGATTTCCTTGCCGTTCGTTTCACTCATATTGAGAATGAATTTTTTCACAACAGCATCGGACACCTCAAGGGCTGCGGCCTCGTTCGGAGCCTGTCCATCAAGGATGGAGGTTTCCATGCCGGCCATCGCCTCATTGGTGGTATCGGTAAATTCGGTAACAATTGGTTCTACCGATGTCACGGCAGCATCAACCAATCCAGAGGCAGAGGCCTCTACATCAGGGACCGCTTTGTCTATTCCCGGACTAGTAGCTGAACCGATTTCCTCGCCAGCTTCCTTTTGCGTTGTAACCGCTGCATCAATGTCTGATTGAGAGGCTTTAGCCGCTTCAGTAATAGCTTCCGCTGCTTCCTCAACGGTCATCGTGCCTTTTGATAAACCGTCTGCCACACCTTGCGGTAGTGCCATACCGAGTAGGTCACCAGCCTCAACTCCCATTGCTTTGAGCTGTATTTCCAATTCGGCTTGCCACCCCTTAATGCTTGCAAGAGACGTATCAAACACACTATCCCACATTACGCTTGCTGCTTCCGGAATCTCAGCATCCGTATACAGTACATTAGCTATCTGCGCAAGCATTGTGCGAACTTCTGCTTCCGTCAGCTCTCCACTTCCATCAATAGTTTCGCTAAAATTTCGGTACAGATAATCTCCAATTCCAAGAACACCTTCTCCGATAGCACCTAGAAGGTCTGCGCGATTCAATGCATCAACGATGCCCTGCGGCACAGCCATACCAGCCTCTTCGTACTTCGAGCGCAGCGATTCGAGTGCCTCAATATCTGGTTCCATGGCATTATAAATATTACGAGCGCTTTCAACGAGCTCAGGGGCACATACGTCTATGGCTCGAGCAAGCCCTCCAAATCCTTTGACAAGCTGGCTTTTCGTCTCATCATATATTATGCCCATGTCAGGTATTTCGAGGGTGTTTGTCATAGCATTTAAAGCATTGTTCAGTCCTTCTAATCGGATTGAGGATAGCTGGTCGTTGATTCCCTGTTCAATTGTCGCAATATACCTTCGTGTCTCATTTGTATCCAATTCAAGCGCAGCAGCAGCCTGATATGCCAGCGTAATCGTTCTTTCGCCTGCAGTTTCCGCTGTCTGAGCAGCGTTTTCAACTTGCTCGCGAACGGTTTTCATAATATTATTGATGCTCTTTTTATCTAAAACACCGCCGACATTTTCTGTTTGAATCCTTAGCAACTCTCCCTTAAGCTCAACGTTGGCTATTGCCTGTGCAACAGCATCGCTGTATTTTTGAGCGAGCACTTGTATTTTTGCAGCTTCCTCAGCCGAGATGCTTCCATCTGCCATGGCTGATGTCAACGCTTTTCTGGCTTCTGTACCAGCCGCATCTGCTTCGGCTTGAATCGCCTCAAAAAAAGGCTTAAATAATTCTTCTGAAACCTTTTGATAGTTTTCACCTTGCTCGCCCATAACAGTTTTTAGTGTCAGGTCGACTTCATACTCCTGTGCTTCAATGAGGCCAAGCCCAGTCTCAATGATGCCTTCAACCGTTTCTTTGAAATTTTCAGATTCATTCTCATCCAACTGAATTTTGAGTTTGGCATTAAGAACCTGATTGTTGAGTTTCTCGGACAGCGTTGTAAGGCTCTCTGCAAGCGCATCAGAGTTTTCTTTGGCCGTTGCCAGTTCCTGCATTTTTAATGTTTCCGGCATGGCAAAATTACTTACGATTTTCTGCACGTCATCAACACTCAAAACGGTGTTATCAAGCGATGTGATAGCATCTCGCAGCCAATTACATAAATCTTTACCAGCATCTGCCAGCGTATTCAACGCAGGAGTTAACTTGTCACCGATTTCAATGCATAAGTTGTTGAACGAGTTTTTCAGCGTTTCGACATTACTTTCAGTAGTCCCATATCGCTGCTCAGCCTCGTTGGTCAGAGCATTATTCTCAGTCCATGCGGTGTTCGCGCGCTTAATTGAGCTATCCATCATATCAGAGGCATTCGTAGCGCGGAGGATGGAATCGCGGAGCCTAACTTCGGTGATGCCCATATCGCCAAGCGTCACAATGGCAGAACCGCCAGACGATTCAATATTAGCCAATCCGTTGATAAAAGACGAAACTGCGGCAGAAGGGTCGTTTTCAACCAAATTAGCAAATTCTTCGGCGGTTGTTCCGGTTACTTCGGCGAAGTTCTTCAGGTTATCGGCGTTTTCACACAGCGTTTTCAGTTCTTCGGAGGTCATGCCTAGACCATGGGCAATGGATTTGAAACTTTCACTATCCGTATCTGCCAGCATTGTCAAATCCCGTGCAGTATCGTCAAAAGTTGCCGCTGCGAGATTTTTTGCTTCTTCTGCAGTAACACCAACAGCATCAGCAAACTCCTGTAAATCTGTGCACTTATTCGCTATTTCGCTCAACTCATCCGTTGTGATGCCGAGTTTTCCGGCAAATTCCTCGAACGCCTCTGGATTCAGCACTTCCGTCCATGAAATCAACACCATATCAGTTTTGATTTCATCAAGCTGCGTTAAAGCCGAAACGCCACTGTCAGCTGCTGTTTTCATTTTAATCATCAGCTTTGAGAACGCCGTGCCACCTGCTTCAGCCTCAATACCAACGCTGGACAGCGAGGCCGAAAACGCCAAAATATCAGCCTCGCTCATACCAAGCTGCGTTCCTGCCGCAGCGATACGCATAGCCATTTCCATAATTGCGCTTTCAGTAGTCGCAGAATTATTGCCAAGGTCAACCAGAACGGAACCGAGTTCATCAAAATTTGAAAAATCCATGCCAGTAATGTTGGCAAATTGAGCGAACATTGTTGCCGCTGCTTCGCTGGTAAGATTTGTACTCACAGACAATGCAGCGATTGTTTCCGTAAACTCTTCCAAATTTTCCTTCGGCACGGCAAGCTGACCGCCCATTTCCATAATGCCAGCCAATTCCGTTGTTGTTTTTGGAATCGTTTCAGCCATTTCCTTGATGGAATCAGAAAGTCCCTGATACTCTGTTTCAGTCGCATCGACGGTTTTTCTTACGCCAGCAAATGCGCTCTCAAATTCAATGGATTGTCCTACAACGTATTGCGTTGCATCTCCGACTTTTTTGACTAATCCAAGCATTACAAGTTTTTTCGCGATTCCGTTACACGTCTCAAGAATCCCACTGAGGGACGTATTCATCTCGGTCGCATCAATTCCAAACGTTGCGTACAATTCGCCAACTTTTAATGCCACAAAAAGCACCTCCTCATTTTTAGGCAACAAAAAAGAGCTATTGTGTCATAGCTCTTTGTGTAGCCCATTATACGCTCCATTTGGAGCAACAAGTCATTCTATACCGCCATCAAATGTGATAAGACTTTCGAGAAGCACATTCTCGTCCGTCTCCATCGTCTTTATTTCGTAGGTGATATATAGCGGCTTATAATCACCGTCAATACTGGCGCTAAACAACATCGTATTCTGCCCTGTATGCATCGAATTTGAGGTGAGAAACCCTTTTATTTGTTTGCTGCCAACGTCATTAAAGCCATACGTCATGGCCTCAGCAGTCTCAAAATCGTACAATTCCGTATTCTGCCCTGCTTTATAAACTATCCTAAGCTGATATGATAGTACTTCATCGCGCCATGTGCGACCTTCTTCATCCTCATGGACGGACACGATAAACTGTGCTAGTTTGTTTTCATTGTCAAGCAAGGTCCATGTTGCTGTATATCCACATTCGTTATTAACGATGTCGGGAATGCATTCAAACCTATGAGCGCCATCAAGGTGCATAGCAATTTTATATGCCCGAAGAAGGCCACTATATCCGCTGTTTGATTCAGCTAACTTCATACTTTGCAATGCCATCTCGTATAATTTAACGGCTTCCGTGTCTTCAATTCCGTCCCAATCGTTATGCTGCAACAGCGTCAGATTTATTGCATCGCGCAATTCCAGCAATTCCTCTGCTGACAATTTTGCCAAATCAACCTCGACAGCGTATGCCTCAACACACCCAAGGAAAAGCGACAAGACAAGGAAAAATACCAAGCACTTCTGTTTCATCCGATTGGCCTCCCTTCTTTGAGCATTTTACCATAAATCAGCCTGGCGGGCAAGTGAACGCACGCTCATATCTCCCCACTGATTTTTTGCTTCTTCGCACACGGCGTTTAGAAGCCGTTTTAAGCCGCTTCTATTTTTACCCTTACAAATTCTCATCAAAGCATAAAGAACTGGCTTAATCCAGCGTTAAAGCCGTTAAAAATATGTTCTGGCTTCATCAAGCCGCCAGCAAACCTTTTTGCCGTGTTTTACTTTTCTACTGGCTTTTCGTTTTCGCTGGAAAGGGGGATGCGCTGCGGCCATCCCCCTCACGCGCGTTAACTACATAGCATAGACTCTATACTGCTGTATATTCATAGTATAGAATAATATAATATATAATATGCTACTGCTACTTCTTTCTTTTGGTTCTTTTCTTTCTTTGTAATGCTCAAGTAATACGTAAGCATTACTCAAGCAATGCCTGAGCATTACTCAAGTAATACTAATGTATTGCCATGCCATGAAGAACCGGCGAAAGGCACTTCGTCACACGGACACAATGGACGAAAAAAAGGCGTTTGCCGCCTGTTCATCCGTCTTTTCATCCGTGTTGTTCTTTTCTTTTTCAGCCTCGGCGCGAATCCTGACAGCGACCGCGCCCGTGGGGGACAGGTTATTGAGCAGGGCGAGGAAGAAGCGCCAGCTCATTGTGTCGATTTGCTCCATAAGAACGATGTGGTAGTCGCGCAGAAAATCGGCCTCCACCGCATCCCAGATATGGAGCATGTTTACTTTTTTGCGCGCTTACCTTCGCCGGTCTGACGGCGGCTGTCATCGTCCGTCAGTTCTTCCACCTCATCATCGTCATCGGCGGCGCCCTCGTTGATTTCCTTGAAAAGCTGCTGCACGAGCATAGCGAGGTTGGCTGCGCTCAGGCCGTCCGCACACATCTGGTTGACATTGGCTTCGCCAAACATCGCATCGGCGGCACGCATGACCATCCGCGTGTTGGCGGTGGGGTCGTTGGCGTTTTCGGCGCGAGCCATCATCACGGGAACAATGGCCGGAATCTCCATCGGAACGACGTATTCCTTGCCCATGACGGTGACGGAAATGGTTTCCTTCTTCTTCTCGGCCATGAAATTATCGAAATTCAGAATCTTACCCACGTTTTTACCCTCCTATCGAAATTGAAAAAGAAAGGGAAGGTGCGCGTTGCACCCTCCCATGGTCAGTTTGAGCAGCTTATCAGCCGCCATTCTTTGCGCTGACGGTAACAGCAAGCGTCGCACGCTTGCCGCCATTGGCTGTGGTAACGGCAATGGTTGCAGTACCGACCGCCATCGGCGTGATGGTGAAGCCATCCTCGGTGATGTTGGAAACGGACACGACGCTGCGCTTGTTGTTGGTCACCTTGAAGCGCTTATTGGAAGCACCTTCGGGAGCAAACGCAACGGTGATGATTTTGGGCGTGCCACCCTCGGTGAGCGCAAGGGTGGTGACATCCGTGGAATCATCCTTAAGCGTCACGTCGGTGACCTGAACGTAGGGCAGAACTTCCACTTCGCCCACCTGCTCCAAATCCCACGACAGCGTAGTGCCGGAATCGTCACTGGAAGTTTCCTTGCCGGTGACGATATAATCTCCAACCCACGCATGACCGTAGGGGTCAACGACCTTGAGCGTAGCGTCCGCATCACAGCCAGCGGCCTCGGCATAGCTGTTCAGCAGCTCCTGACCGGGGTCATTATCGCCGGTGGATTCGACAACGACTTCCTTGCCCTCAAGGGTGAGGCTGCCGCTGCGCTTGGTGACATACGGCTCACTCCACGTTTCGGTATCGGCAGAACCGTCCTCGGTTTCGCTGTCCGTGCTGCGGGTGAGGCTGTTCAGACCGAAAATCCGAACAAACTCATTGGTGGCGACATCAAGAATATAGATGAGCCAATTCTTGATGTTTACAGGACAGCCGTTCTTACGACCTTTTGCCATAGCTTGTTCCTCCATTCTCCCGCATCTGCGGGGTTAAAAATTGCAGTAATGCACAAGGTAATTGCTGGAATACAGCTCGCGCTTTTTGCCATCCGCGCCAAGACCAGCGGAAGCATTGAGGACGCGGATATGCGCGTCGGCTCCGTCTCCGGCAAGGTAACCATCGAACTCGGCCAGCTCATCTGCGATGGCCTGAGAAAGCTCGTAGGCTTCTTTCGTGGTTTTGGCTCGCACTACGACCTGAATCCGTGCGCCACTCTCCGAACCGCCATATCCGCTGTCCGTTGAAAAGACGCATATCGCCGTATCGGGCGCATCCGGCATCAAGCCCCAAAAGATATTGCCGTTCGTTTCCTTGTCGGCTACTGTTCCAAAGCCGCAAAACTCAATGTGCCTTGCGAATTGTTCAAGCAGATTCAAGGCGTATCACCCCATTTCGCTGCTGAATCCCTGCTGGGCGAGCTGCGCCATCTCCTGCTGCACTCCGCTATCAAATACGGGGTCTTCGAGATACTTCGCTTTTCGTCCGCGTTGGTGATTGAATTTCAGATTTTCGTGCTGAATAACGGCGTAGGGCGTGTCATAGCTGACGGTTCCCTCGCTGCCGTCCTCATTCACGTCAACATAGCAGGAATTTTTCAGCGGCCCTTGGTCGAGCGGAACCTGCTGCTTACTTACGGCGGCCAGATGGTCCAGCGCCATCCATGTTGCCCGCTTGCTGCCGCTCTGCGTGACCTTTTTAACGAGCGACTTGTCGATTTTGATTCGCACCTTTACGCTCATTCAAGGTACACCTCCAGATGGTCATCACGGAAGCCGCTCGCAACAAAGCACTTGATGACGGTGTACTCGCGCCCCTCGAAGGAAACGACGCTGCGGTCAGGAATCGGCTCGCCCCGGCAAAACATCCGCGCATTGGCAAGAATCTGGTCAATCTGGCCGTCCGGGTCTTTGTAGGTGGTTTGCAGGTTGCAGCCGCGTTCCAGTCTGCACTTGCGCGTTTCCTCTCTGCCGTACACGGGTTCGCCGCCAGCAGTACGGATGTAGGGCTTGATTTTCACCATCTGTTTCAGGAAAGCATCAATCAGCGCCATATCAGTACGACCTTTCTACGCCCTTATAAAGCAAGCCCTCTCGGAGCAAAACGCCGTAGGCTGCCGGGCATACGGTTTTCTTGGTGAGCTGATTGCCCATTGCGCCGGTGTCGAAGGACATTTCAAACTCGCCAATGCGGAAGGATTCGGTTCCCTGCGGGATTTCATTGTCTCCGCATTGCGCCGCGATGGTTTTCTCGTGTGCAATCTGGTAAACGCAAGCCTTTTCGAAGGCTTCAATCTGTGACGAACGGCTCGGATTGTTCGGGAAGATAAAAGCGCGAATTTTGTCGCGCATCATTTCCAGTTCTTCCTCTGTAGGCGCAGGGCAAACGATATGCACATCAGCCATCAGCGCACCTTCCTTCTGACGGGCTTTCGCTTATTTACGACGGAAACGGGGGCAGGGCTTTCGCCGCTGCTCCCCTTCTGCTGCGCCTGAACATCTTCAACCCATACAGCCCTGCCGCTGGCGACAAGTCTTTCTTTGAAAGCGTCAGGCGCGTCCACCATCATGCCAGACGGAAGCACTCGCCCCATCACGGGCACAGGCTTGATGAGTTTACACTTCTTCAAGCGTCAGCCCTCCCATTAAGTCCCAGAGGGGTTATCTTCGCCGCCGCCAGCGTCCTTGCCGCCGTCAGCCTGCGCCGCCGCAGGAGTGAACACGGCGAAGGGATAGCGCGTGGCCTTGGTGGGGTTCACGCGGTTGACGGGATTGGGCAGCGCCCAACCGGCGCGGAACACGCAGCGCAGGGCGACCATATCCTGCTGGGCGAGGTTATATACAATTGCCTTGGTGGACGGGTCCTGAATGACGGCTTCACGCAGCAGCGTAGTGGTGATGTCGGAGCGGACAGCCCACACGGCCATGTTCCAGTCGCCGCCAATCAGCAGCGCCTGCGTCGCGTCCATCACTTCCGTCTTGGGGAACATGATGCTGTTGCCGTCCAGCTCATAAGCAGAACGGGAGCCAACGCCGTCACGATAGACAGCGCGGCCGAAAATCGGGAGGCCGTTAGCGTCCACGGAGCCGCGCAGCTTGGAGCGCATACCCACAGCGCCGACATAGCCGTTGGGGACGTAGCCATCTTCCTCAACCTTCGCAACAACGCCGTCCTCGCCCAGAAGCTGCTGATACAGGCTCTTGGTACTGTCCAGCGCCACATTGTTGCCAGCCGCAATCGCGCCGGGAACAATGCCAGCGGGGAAGTTGGCGGGCTTATTGGTGCCGAAGAGCACGGCCTTGTCGAAGGTCGCGCCGATAGCCTCGGTCAGACGCGGACGGACGTTCGCCCAAATGTCGTAATCGGAATCGTCCAGCACGTTCTGCGGAATGGGAACGATACAGGCGATTTCCTCCGCATACAGCTTGACGTTTTCCCACGCCTGAGAGGTGGTCTGCTTGTAGCCGGTGTCGCCATCCACCCAGTACGCCATCGGGAGGCTGGAAAGGACGGGCAGCACGCGGGTCTTGGTGGACATATCCGGCAGACGGCGCATCAGCTGCATCGCCACGGACTGCTCAGGTACATGCTCGAAAATCTCCCGCGAATTCTCTTCCGGGATAAGGACATCAGCGCCAGTACGGTCAATGATAGCCATAGTTCAATTCCTCCAATCGTTTGTTTTATCGTTTTACTGCGCCCGGCCAGCGGCCATACGAATGGCGGCGTTGGCATCGGCGCTGGAAGGTTGTTCCTTGCCACCCTGATTGCCGAGCGAGCCGCCAAAGCCGAAATTACCATGCTGGCGGCCAGAATCGGTAAACAGGTAGCTGTCGGACTTCTTGATTTCTTCGACCTGCTCATTGAGGCCGACGAGCTTGCCGTCCTGCTCGCTGATGCTGTCCATCTTGAGCAGCGGCATCACCACATCGGCGTTCCGCACGTTCATGCCGCGCAGGGCTTCCTTGATGCGGTAGGTCAGGCCGAGCTTCGCAATCTGCTCATCGCGGGCGGTGACATCCGCGGTCAGCTTCTCAATCTGGGCAGTCAGCGAAGCAGTATCACCATTCTGCTGCTGCGCCTCCTGAAGCTGGGCAGTAAGCGTCGCAATCTGCTGGTTGAGCGTTTTCGCCTTGTCATTGGCATCGTCGAATTTGGCCTTGGGAACGAAGGAACCATCGGCGGTGTTGACAAGGGTAACGCCCGTCGCGCCGTTCATTTTTTCGACAAACTGAGCAAACAGCTCGTCGCCGAGAATCGGTTTCAGGTACTCATACATTGCAAAATTCCTCCTGCTTTGCGTTTTTTACCGGCTCGCTCCGGCTTGGCAGTCCGCAGATAACCTCTGCGGCAGGCAAAATATAAAAACGCCCCTGCAACCTGCAAAGACGCTTTTAGCATGGTCGTTAAAGCTCTTAAAACTGCCGTAGGCAGCTTTATTTGCTCAGGACTTGCGGTAACTCATCTGCGGACAAGGCCGCATTGAGGCGGGCAAGGAACGCCGTCATTGCGCTTTGCACTTCATCGGGATGATTGGCGCAGTACGCCCTGTCCAGCATGTCAAAGGAAATGGTGATGTTCGTGTCTCCAAACGTAGCGCCGGAGGACAGCACCTCGGAACCATCGTCATTGACGGAGTTCACGCGAATCGACTTAGATTCATGCCTTTCTGTGAGCATCGTTTACACCTCCTTCGCCTTTTCGATAGCGTCTTTCAGGGTTTCATACGCATCGGCCACATCCTGCGCGTGGAAGGTGGCCTGAACGTGCTGCCTGAAATTCGCCGCCTGACAGGAATGAAAATGGAGTTCGGCCAGCTCCACATTGCGAAGCATCTGATACAGTGCTTCGGCATCCTGCAAAGGAATGGTAATGGTCGCGGGAGCCGCCTGTTTCTCGGCTGCGGCGGCTTTTTCTGCAATCTTTGCCATGTTCTCAACCTCCAATCGTCATTTGGCGAGCTTTACGGGCGGCAGCCTCTTCGCTGCGGCGCTCAGCTTCACGCGCCCGCCCTCACGCCAGTATTTTCTCGGCAGCCAGTCCACGGATGCCGGAGTTTCGCTGTTATACTTCTCACGCAGAGCGCGTATATCAGCCTGATAGCGCCGTACCTTGGCGTATGCCTGTCTTTCTTCCTCTGGGGTGGTCGCAACGGCCATGCGCCGCTTCCAGCGCCGGATGGAGCGCTCATACTGCCGCTGGTGCATTCGAGCGAAATAGCCGGACGAAGGTTCCTGCACAGCGCGGGGCGCGGAACGAACGTCGCGGGAAATACCCTCGTAATACGTTGACAGATGGTGCAGACAGCGCGGATGAAACACGCCGTCGTTTTCCGCTTCCTCCAAGGACGGATACTCGTGGCTTTCGCCGGAAACAGAAACGACAACGCCCTCCCACGCGACACAGAGCGGACAGGCTCCTGCGTGGGAGGAAATGACGGCCAAATCAAAGCCGTATGACCTCATGGTTTCTGTGTATCCCTCGACAGTGGCGCGTTCAATGGCTGTAAGGGTCGCCATTTCCGCATAGGTGGACATTTCCCAATGCCGCCCGGCCTTATCGACGAAGGACGAAATGCCACGGTCTGCGAAGTCCTGCAATTCGTCTTTCACAGCGTCGCGCACGGTGATTGTGCCGGTCGCCACCCTCGCGGACGCACGACCGACAATATCAGCATAAGCGTCGTTCGCCTGACGGAGTATCATCCTGTCCGCAGCGTCCATCGATGTATCCAGCTCGGACAGAATCGCCGCAACCTTCGCGCTGTTGGGGGAAAGGTGGGCAATACCAGCCCATTCCGTAAACCGCTGCGCCTCATTGACAAATGCCTGAGCGCTGCCGTTGTAGGCCGTATTGATAAATTCCTCGGACATTTTACGGCGCTGCTTGCTCATGCCGCCCACAATGCCGGATAATTCCTTGCGGACGGCGGCGGTTTCGGCGTACTTCTTTTCTGTCCATCCGGGAACAGTCACGCCCTTCGCCAGACGGGCGGCTACGCGGCCAAGCATTTTTGCCTCGGCCTGTTCATAAAGCGTGAGCATTTCACCGGCAAGGCGCTCGTATGCGGAAACAGCAATCGGCATTATTTGTCACCTTCCTCGCCTCCATCGCCCTCGCCGTTGCCGGCATCGGGTTTCTCGTAATCGCCCATGAACAGGTTCGGCTCATCCACAGCCTGACCGCTCTCGGTCTTGACGCGCTCCACTTCCTCCGCAATCTGCTTCTTCGTCCAGTCAGGGTGAAGCATCTGCACTTTCAGCTCGGTGGAGATTGCGGCAGCACGGTTGAGCAGTTCCAGCGCCGTGGACGTGGTGGAGATGTCATTGGCCATGTTGTCGGCGAAATGCACCTTGACGGCATCCGCGCCCTCGCTGCCCTTTCCGGGATAGAGCGCCGCATCCAGATGGACCATCGCCGTCATAATTTGCTCAAGGGGCGATTTCCAGTAGGTCTGCTTCTTACCCTGCGTGTTGAAGGACTTCTTTTCGCGGATGTGAAGCGCCGTGCCGGACTGTGCGTTTCCGTCGATACCGATGCCGAAGGTCTGCGGGGCGTAGCCCGCGATGGTGACAATGTTCCGTATCAGTTCCGCACAGGTGGCTGCATGTTCGGCAGAACGGATAGCGAACTGGCTGGGCGTGATGGGATTGCTCCCAGAATGTTCAGGGTCGATGTCCAGTGCGACCAGCGTTTCCACGTCCTCATCGAATTCGTAGGTGTACTGGTTGTCCTTGAACATATCCGAAGCCTTGCGGCGCAGATACTCGGCAGGAACAATGAGCCGAGCCTTAGCCAGCCGCACATCGCGCATCCAGCTCGAATAGGTTTCATCCAGCGAATCCATCAGGCCGCGAAGGCCATCGCAGTCTGACCGCCCGTGGACGCTGGTTCTGTCCATGCGGTTCGGCCTGATGTTCGGAATATGAACCGCCATCATATCCGCGATGGGCGTTTTCATCTCAGGCTCGAAGCCGAGCTGTTCCAGCATTCCCGTGCCATCCTCCGTGCCAAGGTCGGAGGACGAGCCTTTGAACACGGCCATCGTGATTTTGCCGCGCTCGTAGCGCTCGTAAATGCGCCAGACGATATTTTTCTGCGTATCCCTTTTCAGGATGTCGAAAAAGTGGATGCACTTGAGCACGCCCAGCACATATTCAGGCCACGCGCAATCGCCCTGCGTGATGGTGAGAATAGGGTGGTCTACATCGTCCGGGCGGCTGCTCAGCTTGAAATACACATCGCCAAGGACGGCGCAAGTTTCGGCGGCCTCGTTCAAGAGGCCATGCACGTTGTTGAGCGAAATCAGTTCGTCGAGGCGACGCTGCTTATCGCTGCCATCGTCCTCGGTTTCCTCATCGAAACAGGTGAAGCGCGGTTCCTCGCTGAACAGGAGGTCGGAGGACGTTGCCGCAATATCGGCGGCAATAGGAACGTGGATTCTGCATTTCCCGTTCCGATACCAGAAGGAGCCTCCCTCTGCCGTGGCCGCAAGCTCTGCGCGGCCTCCGCTGTAAACGGCTGAATACTTGTGGTAATACCTCGCCTCGTAGGTTCGCAGCTCGTCCCACGCCTGTTTCGGAGTGAGGAACGCGGAAAGGCTGTTGTCCTGTACGGTTTCCATCGTCCGCACCTCCAAATCACTAATAATTCAAAATAGCTCGCCTTGAATCGCGCACAGGCGCGAGAAAGCAACAAAGAAGCCCCCATGCGCGACAGGCGAGCGCCCCACGCAAGGAGTGAAACGCAAGGCCGAATCTTATAGATTCTTATCGAAGCAAGCTAAATAATGTATCTGCGAAGCGGATAGAAGGAATACTCGGCGCTGTCCAGACAGTCCACAGGGTAGGAACCGTCGTCCACGCGCACCCAGTCGCCCTTTGCGAATTCATCCTCTGACCACGTTGCCATCTGGTAGGCCTCGTGCCACTTCGCCATGCCGGAGTTGATTTTGTATCGCCCCTGTGCCAGCAGCATGGAGGCCATTTCAATGCGTTCAAGGATGCCGTCCGACTTGTCAAAGCCGCGCACATCGAATCGGCTCATGCCTCGCCGGATAAGCTCGTTTTTCAGGCCGCGAGTGAACAACTTGGCGGCTGAATCCACATAGATGGTGCCGATGCGCGGGTAAACTCGCGTCCACGGGATGAGCCATTCGACAATCATCTTGGCATAGAGCTGCTCGTCCATCTTGTTGTCGATGCCCTGCTTGTGGTACATCCCGTCGATGTGGACGATTTTCTCAAAGCCCTGCGTAATGCCGGTGAGCGTGGCGACGGTCGCGTCCGTACCGCCAACGTCCACGCCGACCGTCAGCTCGGCAAAGTTCATGCGCCGGATTTTCTCTGGGGAAATGGCCACATCCTTGAAATTATAGGACGTATAGATGCGCCCGCTGGCGCTGGTGCGCTTGCCCAGAATATCCCGCTGATACCAGATGGATGCACGGTCGTATTTGGACAGCGCGTCTCGAAGGGCATCCTGCGGAATGGATTTATTGTCGAGGATGGTGAAGTGGCCATAATTATAGCCGTCGTTCTTCCCCTGCGCCTTGAGCGTGTCCTGATAATCCAGAAACTCGGCATAGAACCAATGAGACGGCGGCTTGGGGTTCAAATCGAAAAAGAGCTGGCGCTTACTGCTGGCCAGCGTTCTGTCGATGACCTCCTGAAAGAAGGTCTTATGGCACTCGTTCACCTCGGTAATATAGGCCGTACCGTAGGAATGGCCTTTGATGAGGCTCGCGCTGCGGGAATCGCCGCCGCCAGCGATGATGACAACCTTCTCGCCGGTGGACGAATGGATGATGAGCGCGTCGCGCCCATTGTACTGCCCCATTTTGCAGCGCCCGGCAAAGAACCACTCAAGGCCGAAGCCGTCGCTGTCGATGATATTCATCTTCGCGGATGACTGCGACACGCCAGCGGCGAGGTGCAGCCTGTCCGGGTGCTTATCCAGCGCCATCGCCCAGCAGATGAGGTTGATGATGTTCTTGCCAGCGCGTTTACCGCCCTCGGCCACGTTGAGCCATGAACCCTTGGAGCGGCAGATGTACTCTGCCTGGCGCTGACTGAACGGCGCGTAGTTTATCATGAGCCGTCACCATCCTCGTCCGGCACAAGCACGTCCTCAATCTCAAGATTCGGCACAGGGTTGTTGATGAGGTCTGCAAGGGACTGAACCTGCTCGTTTGCCCGCTTGGCAGTCTCGTCGTCGCTGTTGTCGGGATAATCCGACTGGCCGAGAATGTTTTTTCCCAAAAAGATGGCCATTGCCGCCGATTTTTCTGCAAGCCTGAACTGCATTCGCCGGAGAGATATTTTGCCGCCAGACTTCTTTTCGGCGTAAACTTGGGAATATTCTTTCCCATACGTCCGCTTGCACCATCGTGTAAGCGTTTTATGGTCAACCTCAAGAAAATCGCATATTTCCTGCTGTGTGCATTGCAGCGCGCACAGCTTTTCGAACTCCATCTTCTTGATTTCCTTCTTTGGCCGACCGGCCTTTCCGCCTGCCGTAAAGCATCCCTCCTTTCTGTAAGACTGTCTCTGTAAGTAGTATATTATATATTATTATATATACTGACTACAGGATAGTTACTGTACTGCTCGGTTGTCAGATGAAGAACGGGTCTTTCGTACCCTGCGCAAGCATTTTCAGGTAGCCATTTGGCGCTGTAAGGCGGCAGGGAACATCGCAGGTACTTTTATCGGTTTTGGCCGCAGCGTGCTTTTCCAGAATGTCCTCATCCATCACATGCCCGATGATTTGATAGGGCTTATGGCAGCAATGCATGATATTCCCTTTTTCGTTCATGGCTATCTGCGCCCAATGTGCGAGACAGGAGGAACAGAAATCCTCAATCATGCGCCACTTGAAATTCAGCACGACGCGCTTATCCTTTTCGGCGATGGCCTGAATGAGCGCGATGCACTTTTTCGCGTTTCCCTTGGCTTCCTCGGAGGCATAAAAGCTGCCAGCCGTACTCTCCATCGGGCGAAGCGCCATATAGTCAAAGGGCAAATCCTTATTGGCCTCATAGAACGGCAGGATGTCCTCAAACCGTGCGACCACCTTCTGTACGCCAAGGGACGTAAGCGGCGCGTTTTTCTTTCGCCATGCATCGTACTGGATGATATTCTCCCTGACCTTCCGATACGCTCTCACGCCGCGGCAGGCCTCGTAGCTGTCCTCGTCCCAGCCGTCAAGGCTCACCTTGAGATAATCGGGCGCACAGTATTTCAAGACGTTCAAGTTGGTGTTTACGCCATAATGCAGATGATTTTCTTCCAGCCACGCCGCAATCGCCTCAAAGTCGGGAGTAATCATCGGTTCTCCGCCGCCCGTCAGGATAAAGCCGAGAACGCCCAACTCTTTCAGCCGTGTGGCGTACCGCACGAATTCATCCCTCGTCATGGCGTAAGCGCCCTTGTCCAGCTCCCAGCGGTGATAAACGCAATAGGGGCAGTTATTGTTGCAGTAGTTATTCAGGAACACATCAGCCGTAATCGGTCGATGGTCTCCGGCGACGCGCTCTGGATGAAACATGAGCTTGCTGCCGTTGATGTTGCTCTCCATCATTCGTGTTACACTTCCTTTCGCCAGCGCTGGTTCAGAATCTTCGGAACGCAGCACGTCCAGTTGATTTTGTGGTGAATGCGCTTATGCGCGGAATTGAGCATTTCCACCCTGACGGCGCTGGGCATGGACATGACGGAATAAAAAGACTTGAGGAAGGTTCCACCGTCCGCGTATGCTTCCGACATCCCCCCCTTGGTGCCCTGCGTGGCCGCCTGAATGATGGCGCAATCGGTAATGGACATAATCAGCGCCCCTCGGCTGCCCAGCGTGGTGTACATGGTCACGTCCTCGTTCATCGTGCCGACAAACTGGAACGGCCTGTCCGTGCGGCAGAAAAAGGTGTTCATCGCCTTGCGAATCACCTTCTCGCCAAACCGCTTGCCGTTTACGCCGCCGATGAAATCACCAGCCTGACAAAAGGCGACGGTGAGCGCGTCCGAGCTTTCCAGAAATTCAATCATGTCCGTGAACAGCCGGTCAAGCTGCGTACACTTCTTCGCCTTGAGATGACCGTTCTCAATAAAACGATGATGGAGGCCGGTATAATCGTCATCCAGCATCAGGAAGTACTTGAGGCCAAGGTCACGGGCGATGTAGAAGGACTGATTGCGGGCGTAAATAATGGCGCGGTGCTCATGGAAGGTATCTGCGGTGTCCGTCCAATCGTCCACGGCCTGTTTGTCGAAGATGACAACGTGTTCCCGGCCATAGCGCCTGATATACTCGTCTGCCTGTTCGTCCTCGTTATCCAGCACCATATACCATTTGCCGGTATAATTTCCAGCCTGAAGAACGCCCTTCATGGTAACAACCTTATCGGCGCGTCCGTGCGTGAGAATCAAAACCGCGAAATCATCACGCATCGTCTTCGTCCTCCATCATCGCCATGATGTCGTCTGACAGCTTGGCATAGCCGTTCGCAATGGCATCGTCCACATCGATGATGACCAGCGCGTTTTTCTCCATCAGGCGCTGCATTTCCGGCGTGGCATGGGCGTAATACTCGGCAATATTGCGATAATTAAAAACATTATGGCGGCGGGAAGCCTGAATCAGAAACTGCTTTTCCTCGTCGGTGATGCCCTCCGCGCTTTCAATCTCCGCGATGAGCGCGTCAGCCTTGTCAGAATCCAGCATATCGGCAAAGTTCGGTTCATCCCCCGTAATCTCGTACTGGGGAATATTGACCTTGAGGGTGTACTTGTCATCGTCCTGCTCGTCATCCTCTAATTCAAAACCGAACTGCTCCATGTCGATATTCAGGATACGCGCAAGCTCTTGGTCGAGCTTCTCATCGTCCCAATCGGCAAATTCGCCGGTCTTGTTGTCGGCAAGGCGATAAGCCGCCGCCTGTTCGTCCGAGAGGCTTTCGGCAACCACGCATGGAAACTCATCCCAGCCGAGCTTTTTCGCGGCCTTATAGCGCGTGTGACCGGCGATGATGACATGATTGCGGTCAACGATGATGGGGGATTGCGGGCCAAAGGCGCTCAGAGAAGCCGCAACCTTGTCAACGGCATCGTCGTTTTTCCGTGGGTTATTCTCATAGGGCTTGATGTCCTTGAGAGGCAGATACACCATTTGCTGTTTCTGCATGATTCTTCGCTCCTTTTTCTTCGTTCAGGCGTTCAACTCGATAAAAGCGTCCGTGAGCTGCTTGACGGTGAAAGCGCCGTGCGGCTTTCGCCATTCGCAGTCGGTATCGTCCGCTTTGCGCTTATAATAAATTTCTCTGACGGAGCAATCTTTGAGGTGGACGTCCTGATTCGCATCCTCCACACCATGCTCGGCAATGATGGCGATAGCGTCCTTGCCGCTGGCTCTGAAATCGTCCACAAAGCGCTGCAGCAGCAGACGCTGGCCGGTCGGCACATCCTTGGACTTTCCCTTGACCTCGACGAAGATTCTTGCCCTGTCCTTGTACTCAATCGTCGCGTCGATGTCGGTCGGCGTGATATTGCCGTACTGCATTCCATCGAACAGCAGAAGCTGACGGGCACGCGCCGGGTGCCTGTATACGCCTCGTTCCTCCAACGCCGCCCACCTCTTTTCTGCAAAGAAAAAGCAGACAGATGAATTTCTGTCTGCTGAATTCGGTTATTCTAATTATACATCCGAAATTTTGAATTGAAAAGGGGGCAAATCCGGTGCAACGGGGGGTGCAAATGCGAAATCATGAATATTCTGCAAAAAGCCGCGCAGGATTTCCCCCGCGCAGCCTTTTCTTCACTTGTCCAGCAGGTCGCTGTGCGTTCCCGTTCGGGTCAGGGTCAGAACCAGCACATTTTCTTCAATACGGTAAATCAGCAGCCAATCCGGCAGAACGTGACATTCCCGATGCCCAATCCAGTTGCCTGACAGGCTGTGGTCGCGGTTCTTTTCCGGCAGCGCTTCACCCTTGGCAAGCAGGGTGACAATTTCCGCGAGAGCTTCCATTTTCAGGCCGCGCTTCTTCGCCAGCTTGTAGTCCTTCCGAAACTGCGCGGTGACTGCAAGGTCGTACTTCGTGCACTCGTTGTCGAGGCCATCCAGAAAGCTCTTACTCATTCCTCGTCATCCTCCAAATCGGAGAACAGCTCCTTGACGCTGTGGTAGCGCTTTGCATTGGGGTCTTTTGCAATCCTCTCTGCTTCCAGCAGCGCAGCCATCGTTTCCCGATTGGGGCGGTCATCCAGCCGAACATCGAACGGGAAGCCGCCAGCACGAATGGACTTGCGCAGGAATACATTGATGGCAGTAGAGAGGTTCATGCCCAAAGCTCCGTAAATCCCTTCGCATTCCCGCTTTACGTCGGAATCCATCCGAACAGTGACGTTAGTGCTTGTGCTCATGATTATCAGCTCCTTTCTGCACTATATTATACAGCGTTTGCACATATAATGCAATACTTTTGAAGTAATTTTTTGCATTATTCGGCCATCTGATAGATTTTCTCCATCGCACGCTGTTTGAGGCGCTTCAAGGAATCCTTTGACGTTTCCTCCTGAAAAGCAGTCTTGAACTTGCAGACGACCTCTTTCCAGTATTCCCCGTCGATGACCTGATGTTCCACAATCCAGCGTTCCCGCTCGGGCAAACCGTTCAGCCATGCCGAAACGAACAGCACGGTGAAATACCTTTGTTCATGCTCCTGCCGGGTTTCTTTCAGCTCGGCCTGCATTTCCAGAATATCATCCGGCACCCAGCCAGAGGCGAGCATGATACCCAGCTTCTCGGTTGGGTTTCCCACGGTCGTTCCGTGCGGCATACCAGACAACTGCTGCGGCCTGACGGCGGTCACGTCCTCATCCATGGTCGCCATCGCCTGTCGGATGGCCTTTTCAAGCTGGCTGATTTCCGCTTCCAGATGACCGCAACGTCCAACCTCGAAACGGTACGCTTTCAGCATTTCGTCAACCTTTTCGCGTGTCATGCTCTACCCCTCCATACCTCAGTTTCAATCCGCATCCCCTCAAATGGGGGAAGCCGCCTTAGAACGGCAGCTCGTCGTCATCCACCTGTACAAAACCGTTCGCATCCGGCTGATGAGCGGGCGCAGCGGTGCTCGCGTCAGGAGCATAATCCTCGGTTGGTTCGCTGGGCTGGCTGCGCGGCGTTAAAAACTCCACGTCGTTGGTCAGCACCTCGGTGACATAGACCTTTCGACCGTCCTTCTCATAATTGCGCGTGCGCAGTTCGCCGCAGACTGCAACTTTCCTGCCCTTGGCAAGGTACTTGGCGCAGTTTTCGGCCTGCGCCCGCCATGTCTGCACGGTGATATAATCCGCCTGGACAACGCCGTCCTTGTTCTTTGGGCGATTGACGGCAATAGTGAACTGACAGGAGGCAAGACCACTGTTCGTCTGCCGAAGCTCCGGGTCGCGGGTGAGGTTGCCGACCAGAAAAACCTTGTTCATAGCTATCCCTCCGTATTAACCGATATTTCCCGTTTAGGCGGCTCCCGCTTCCGGCCTTCCACTTCCTCATGTGTGAGCAAATAGCCGTACGGAAGCCGCGTTCAAGCCGTTAAAGTATCATCAGCACACCTTGTTACCGTGCTTATAGGGGCGGCTCTTGTTGTAGTTGTGCTTTTCGAGAATTAGCGTCTCAGCGTCGATGCCCTGCTTCACAATCCAGTAGATAATCATGGCGGCAACCGTCATGAGAATCTGCCCGGCCTTTTCCGCGTTATCCGCGCCGTAGGCCTCGGATACGATGTAGTGCAGGAGGCAGAGAAAATCGGGGAATTTCTGTTCGCAATCCGCTCTGCGCGTTTCCGGCATGTCTGCCAGCAGCTCTGTGACGGTGGTGACATTCTCCAAATGCCCGCCAATCGCGCCGATGAAATCAAAGATACGAATCACAGCATCGGCCAGCTCCACGGCGATGCCCTCCGGCTTGTGCCCACGGTACTTGCACTCGTTTTCCCTGCCAAAATTGAGGCACTCGTTTTCGTCCTTAGGGTCGCAAATATGAATTTCGCCGGTCTGCGCTTCCTCACAGGCATACCAGATGTTCGGACGGGCGGCGCGATATTCTTCCAGCGCCTCAGACAGCTCCGAATGAATCAGGGACAGGATTTCGCCGGTCGAGCGTTCCTCATCCCACCAGCCGTGTCGGTCTGAATTGTCGTGTACTTCTCCGAAAAACTCATTGAGATTAAGCATCGTTTTTGTCCTCTCTTTCCGTAATGCGGTCGCTGACGACCTCGTTGAAATCAATCTGCAAGCCGATTTTCTGCCACACCTCTTCGATGGTCTCCATACTGGTGAGGGAAAACAGGATTTTCTCATCAACCAGATTGAGAACATCCTTGCAGCGCTTCATGCCAAAGCCGTGCAGCTCGTTGAGCGCGAGGCATACGGCGGCGTAGCAGGTCTTGATGACGGGCCCGGAAGCAACGGCGAATCCGGCTTCATAGCCCTTGTTATAGTTTTCTTCAAGGTCTTTTATCGTGATGCCGTTCTTGACAAGCGCATCCATGCGCTGTTGCTTGGTCATCCGCAGATACTGCGGCTGTTTCGGCTTGGGCTGTCCTCTCTGCGCTTTCTTCTGAGCGCGTCTCTGTTCTCGGTTCATTCAGCAGCACCCTTTCAAGCGAATTAACAGCAGTCCTAAGAATCTGATTTTCGAGCTGCAAAGCGTGATAATCTTGTGCCAGAAGAACATGGCGGCCTTGCAGGAAGCGGATGCGCCGCGCGTAGCGCTCACGGTCGTGCGCGGCCTTTTCCAGCTTACGGCGCGTTTCCCGATGCGCCTTTCGCTCCATGTCAAGCAGGGCGATGAGACGCGAAACCGTATCGCCGCTCATTATCGGTAGTTCCTTCCCGTGCGCCTGTCCCTGACCTCTACGCGGGCGGTCAGTTCAAACCCGGCGAGGTCGATGAGGGTCTTGATGGACTTAATCAGACGGTTACAGCGCAAGTCGGCCTCGTCCAATTCGAGCTGCTTGTCCCGCATGACGTTGGTGAGCGCGTCATGCGCGGTCAAATCCATATAGCCCTCGGTATTGCGCAGCGGAACGCGCATTTCGTCGCTCATCCTCGGATACACCTCCCGCAAGATTCAAGCTCGTGACATACGCCGCCGTGCCACAGGCAATTTGGAACCAGAAACTCGGCGATTTCAGGCATGACCTTAGCCACTTCATCGCACATCATCCCGGCGACCTCCCGCGTCTTTGCGCTGGCCTTGCTGCACAGCCGCTTATTGGCGACGGTCATGAGTTCCTCCGCATTGCAGAAGAAAATCATATCCACAGGAGTATTTCGGGGCGCTTCGTCGCCGTTCATGCGGTCTTGCCGGTCGTTGCGCAGGCTGGAAACGAACGGGACGGCGTGGACATGGCGGGCAAAGTGCGTCGCCGTGTTCGAGGGAATGTTCTCAATCAAAAACGCGAAATTCAGCACGCGCACGGGTGAATGGCGGGCATTGAGAACATCCCGCAGGAGCTTCGAGGACGGAGCGGAGACAGGCGCTTCGGTCTTTCCCATCGTAACCCAGATGCAGCGCTTGAACAGCATCAGCTCCCGTTCCTCCGGCCAATAGATGAGCGTTACCTTGATTTCGGGCTTATTTTCCACGTCAAGCCCTCCTTTCGTATCGCTGAATGGTGCCGTCATTAAATTCGACGGTGATATGCGGCGGGTACTTCGCACAGACCTTTCGCGGTTTGAACTGTACGGCCTTGATGCGTTTGGGCGTAACATGCTGCTTTTCGCATTCGTCGCACTCTTTTTTATCGGCGTAAAGCGTGCCGCAAAACTCGCACTTGTACTGCGTAATTTCCTGCATGGTTCATCCCTCCACGGGCGGCTTTTTCATGTTGCCGCTTTGATTCCTCCACATATGCAAGCAATGGGGATGGAGATTGACGTACTCAGATTCCTTCGGATGGAACTGAACGCATTCTTCTTCGGGGTAAAAGAACATCCGTTTGACCTCGCACATTTCAGCCCAAGTCGGGTCGCGGCTGGGCAAGGCGACGGAAACATGCTCCCACACTTCACCAGCACCGTCCCGTTCGATAGACCAGATGACGGAGGCCATTTTCTCCTTGCCGGTGGCGCGAAGCATCACCCTCGCCACGCCTCCGCGAGCATCGGCCTGTCCGACGAGCGTTCTTGGAAGCTGCAAAATCTCATTCAGCGTTTTCATACCTTCACCCTCTTCAAAGCCACGATTCGACAACGCATGGCGCGTCTTTCACGGAGCGCTTAAAGCACACCAACCCGGCAGGGACGCAGGCACGCGCCTCGCTCAAGGACTTGGCAAGCGCACAGTACGGCGTTCCAGCTGAGCCATAAAACAGGCGCACGACGAAGTGATTGGGAAAGTCGGTCGGCTTATCGAAAATGACAAACAGCGCAGGAACCTTCGCGTTGCGGTTCCATACAGTATTGAAATCCCTGACAATTTTGGATTGAACGTTCATCCTTTCACACCTCCGTGCCGGTTATCTCCGCGCCCTGTACGGGCGCGGATTGCCGGATTCTTTCAGATGACGCAAGCTGCGGCCGCGCCGTAACCGCCCGACGCATAGTTGCTGTTCAACGAGCCGTCCGGAGTGACGTAGCGCACGAAGTACGCGTACCACGGGATGGGCGAGCGCATCCAGTAGCAGGATTCGTCGCCGCTGGGGGAATCGGTCTTTTTGCGATTCTCAGGATTTTCGTAGAACGGATACGTCGCGCCCTCATCCTTGATATTGTCGCCGGTAAAGCCCAGCTCGGAAGCGGACAGAAGGAACAGCTTGTCCTGCGTCGTATACGCTTCGCCGCCCTCATCATCATTGCGGTAGGTGGTCTTTTCGACCCGGCGCATAGCTTCACGGTCGGCCTCCGGGAAGCCGGAAAGGAAATACTTGTTCAACCAGTTCCGCAGATTGCAGGTATCCCACGCATTGTGGCCCCAGCAGTATTTCTTGCTTGGCGTATCAAAGGGAAGGTACATATCGTCCAGCACATTGGTCATATGCAGCGTGACGGTCTGGCGCTTCTTCCCGACCTCCTGCCCATCTATGCCAACGCCAATTACCGTCCAGTCAATATTGCCGAAACGGTTGTGGTGCGAAATGATGCGGTCGCCTACTTTGAGATTGATGCTGCCATCATCCAGCAGGCTGCTCATTTCGGCAAGGCTCTTGCAGTACACGCAGTCCCAAGCCTTCTGGGCGATTTCAGGCTCTTTCAGCGCTTCAACGCCCTGCCGGAGCGAATGGAGGTTCTGCTCCAAGCCGGAGATTTTTTCAAGCATGACCTCTTTGACCTGCTCAATGCTCATCATACTTTCCATGGTTGTTCCTCTCTTTCTCGCGCTTTCCGGCGCGTTAATCCTTCTCTGTAATCACCCTGCATTCGGGAACGGCTTCGCCGCCCCAAGGGTAAGGCTCGTCATAGCAGACGCCCCAACCGCCTTTGGGATTGTCGTGCCATGCAAGGCAATGGCGCAGCGCGGCGTAAATGTTCCATGCCCGATGATGCAAAGCGTCCTTTTTGCACTCAGGCGTGCCGTAGGCCGTGCGGCCAAAGATGACGCAGGCGACGATTTGAAGCAAAGCAGCAGCCGTATCTCTGCGCTCGCAATAATTCTCCGCGTCGCGCACATCAAGCATCATTTCGACGATGCGCTCAAACTGGCCAATTCTCAGGCGGGCATACAATTCGCAAGCGTCCTCGACCATCTGCGCCTGTTCTCTGGCCAAGGTCAGAACCACTTTTTCAGCCATCCTCCGTTCCTCCCTCCGGCTGAAAATTATCCTTCATGTTCGCGTTCCTACGGCAGCAGGAGCATTTCTGATGCCGCTTTCCAAGCCATGCACAGCCCACGCATGGAAGCGTGCCTTGCAGCTCAACCGGCAGGGTAGCCGCTTTATCAATCAGGCGCTGCACGGATTCAAAAGCAGCCATCGCCGCAACGGAGGTGGCGTTCCTTTTGCCTCGCCCAAGCCTGTCATGCATCTGCACGACCTTACGCCGCAGATAACTCGCGTCAACAGGGCGAATCCTGCTCACATTTACCACCTCCGCAGCTTGTAAAACGCAACGGCGAGCCAGTTGCCAAAGGCCGTGAGCGGGTAAAGCACCAGCATGGCCGGCATGATGCAGCAGTAAGCTGCAAACCTCTTGAGAAAACGCAGCGCTCCCCAGCGGCGATATTGACGCGCCTGAATCCTGAAATCATACTCGTACATGCTCATTTCTCCTTGCCTTTCAAGCGCTTGGCGATTCCGTTCGAAATTCCAGCGACCAGAGACAACAGGCAGAATGCCGCGACCACGCAAAGGCAAAAGCCCAGCGCCACGAAGAAGCCCTTCGCACCGAGCAACAGCATCGCTCTGACATCAATCACCTTGAACCCCTCCTGTTCGTTTTTACGTCGGAATACTTTTTCAGATATTGAGAAGCCATTTCTCCGAAACGCTGCTCAACAAATGCAACTTTGTTCTTGCCGTTTCTCCACTTACAGCCCAGCCATTTCCGGCTTTCTTCATCGCGGCATGGGCGCGGGCCCTGCAAATCGCAGTCGCGGCAGTCTGCAATGCGGTCTTGAACGAGGTTGGCGCTGTTCAGCGACGCACGGTCTGCGGTCAGCTCCCGCAGCGTAATAAGGCGGCATTTTCTGTCAAAGGCGGCCAGCTCTGCATCGTCGGCATGAGCGGCAACGGCAGCCGACAACCATTGGCAGAAATCGCACAGCGCGTCAAGCTCTGCATCGCGTTTATGCCCATACCTCACTCAGACCGCCTCCGGCTACATATCGAAAATCGAAACGTCCATTCTGGGCATATCGTCGTACCGTTTGGAAATCTCCGTGTATACGATTTGCCGGTCATCGTTGTACGCAACGCCGTTGAGCGCATCGGCAACCACCTTGCATACGTTATCAATATCAGGCTTCTTGGCCGGGCGAATCTCTCCGTCTTTCATCCGCTGCCGCTTTGCCTTGCTGACAGACTTCGGGATGGAGAAATACGCGGTCACACGCAGCCCAATTTCCCGTTCACCAAAGGAAAGACCAGATTGGCGCTCATACTCGACCTTGATGAGATTCTCATAGGAGACCGTTTTGCCCGGCGTGTAGGCCGTGACAAAGGAACCCTGCCGGGAGAATCGCGGTCTGCCTTTTCCGACCGGCTCTCCGGGAACCGTAAAATGAACCTCCATTGCCTTTGCACCTCTTTTCCGTTACGCTTCTGCATTTCGTTCAATCGGGTAATACCGCATGTGCTTGGAATCGAACAGCACACAGGCTTTGCCCACCGCGCCCTGACGCTGTTTTGCCACGCCGATGCAGATATAAGTGAGTTCGCGCTGTTCGTACAGGTCGAAATACTCTCTGTCTCTTGGGTCAACGTAGGGGTCTTGCGAGCTGGATGGGCGGTGCAGGAAAATCACGCCGTCTGCATCCTGCTCAATATCGCCGGACGCTTTCAGGGATTTCAGCGTCGGCATTTGTCCGTCCGTATCGCGGTTGACCTGCGCCAGCGCGATGATGGGAATATTGAAATCCGTCGCCATGTCCTTGAGCGACTTGGATATATAACCCACACGAAGGTGTTCTTCCTTGATGTTCTTCGCAGTGTGCATGAGTTGCAGATAGTCCACGATGAGCATGTCCAGCTCGCCTTTTTCGACCATACGCTGGCACTCCCGGCGTAAATCCTCCACCGTGCGGGTGGTGAACAGAAACTGAATGGGCAGGTTGGCCAGCGGCGAAACCACGTCGGCGATGCTGCACCAATCTTCTTCGGTCAGTTCGGCGCGGCGCAGCTTCATTCCATCAATCAGCGCTTCGTGAGAAATCATGCGCTGGCCAAACTGCACGTCCGTCATTTCGCGGGAAACGACGGCAACCTTGAAGCCCTTTTTCGCGGCTTCCAGCGCGATATTTGCGCCGAACGCAGATTTGCCAACGGACGGGCGAGCGCCGATGACGGTAAGCTCGCCGCCAAAGAAACCGCCGATGAGCGCATCCACATTGGAAATGCCTGTGGTGATGGATTTTTCTTCGCCCTTTGCCCGCCGCTCAAGGTAGTCATAGGTCGCCATCATCACATCGACCATCGTCTCGACCTTATGCCCGCCAAGCTCGATGTTTCGGCTTTCGGTGCGGAGCTTTTCAAGCACGGCGTTCAAATCCTGCGACGGGTCACGAAGCTGGTTGATGACTTCTTCCACCGAGCGAATACTTTGCCGTCGAGCAGACAGCTCTTTCACGATTCGAATATAGCTTTCGATGTTCTGAAAGCTGAAACTCCCATGGAGACATGCCAGCATAGCGTTGGAAACCGCAGCGCTCTCGGAAGCGAAAAGCTCTGAAATGGTCGCGTCAACCGTAACAAGGTCAACCTGCAAGCCCTTGGTAACTGTCGCTTGAATGGCGCGGAATACCTTCCCGTACTCAGGGTAGTAAAAATCGCCCTCGGAAATCTGGGACAGGACGGACGAAACGTCCTCGCCCTTCGTCAGCAGGGAATACAGAACGCTTTCCTCCGCTTCCTGCGATGCAAAGTTTTTGCCACCGGCCAGCATGACCTGTTCGGCGACATAATTGTTATCGGCCATTTTCAAGCCCTCCGTTACCAGAATTTCCCTCGAATGGCGGGCGGCTCAGAACCAACATTGCCGTCCTGCCGCTTTTTCCAGTTTTCAGCCCTGCGGTCATGTTCCAGCGTAGCCGCATGGGCTTGTTCAAGCGTTTTAACGCCAAGCTCTGCCCATTTTTTGAGGATGGCAAGGATAAACCTTTCGGGGTTATCTGGGTGCGCCAGATTGGTTTCCTCTACGGCCTTGCACATCACATCCGCGCCAAGCTCATTGTAGTAATCCTCAAGGAGCTGGCCGCTTTTACTGCCTCCATGCGGAATCAAGCCGATGTTCTGCTCATAGGTCTGGACAAACCGAACCCAGTCCGGGTCAAGGCCGTCGATGGAGAACATATCCTCCGGCTCGTTCTTCGGCTTCTCCGATTCAGACGCGGCCTTTCGCTTCGCCCAGCGGGCATTGACAGCCTTTTGCGCTTTTTCAGACCGCTCTCTGGCTTTCTGAGCCACCTCATCAAAACGGCGATTGAATGATTCACTCCAAAACCGTTCGCCATCTGTTTGGAACAGGCCAACCTCGATGCACTTGTCAATAAATTCCTTCACATCGAGGCTGCTGCGAAGGTCGTATGTAATCGCGTCGAACTGCTCCTGTGAATAATCAAGACTGTGGCCGTTGCCACTTTCTGACGAGAACATTTCCAGCATGGCGAAATAACAACCGTAACCCTCCATGCCATACTTTGCCCGCAGCTTCATCACTTTCGGGTCGTTCCGCGCATCCTCATCGTGACTGAAATATACAGCTTTCACGGTTCGCCCCTCCATCAGGCTGGGAGGGGGAAACCCTCCCAGCCGCCTTTCTTTACGCCATCACGACCACGTTACAGCCGTACAGTCCATTCTTGAGATATTCGGCAATTCGCGCAACCGCCGTATTCTTCCAAGCGCCGCCGTCTGCTTCAAACAGCGCGGCATTCGCCTGTTCGTCGATGCGCAGGGTGAAATTGCTCTCCGGCTGGTCAACCTCGGCAAAAGTGCGCATGGGCTTGAGGGGGACGGGGTTCTGAAACTGCGTATTGCTGGCGAGCGTAATGCCCTGCTTAACGGTGATGTTCTGAGAAACGCCGTCATCGCCAACGTTGCAGCTCTGCTCCTTGGTCATGGACTTCATCACCTTGAACAGCTCCGCACGGGCGGGCGTGTCGATGAAGGTGGAAAGCAGCATGGTATTGAACCGCTCTGTATCCTGATAGCGCCCGAACGTGATTTCCGGGGTATGCGCTCCGCACGAGGCAATCACATGGCGTTCCTTCTGGTACTTGGAGGGCTTGCCGAGCAGGGCGACGCTCTTTTCGTCCTCCACCATGACGATGAGCTTTTCACCGTCCGGAATCAACCCTTCAACGTTCTCGTTGATATAGGCGATGAAACCGTCGAGGGTGAAGAAATCAAGCGGCGCGGGCACAGGCTCATCGTCGGGAATGGGCGGCGTGATGCGCTCCCACGCCCTGCGATGGCTATTCCAGAACATCTTCGCGCCGTCCACTTCGATGACGGCCTGCTCGTTCTTGTCGTTCGCTTCCTGAATTTCCTTGCCAATGCCGACGAGCTGTTCAACCAGCTCAGGCGCTCCGTTGAAGAATCCATCCATTTTCGTATACCTCCTGCATTTTACTGAGCTTCCTGTTCGCGCGAGAATCTCATCACGCGGGGAATAGGCGCTTCGTTCCCTTCGATGTCAATCTGGCCGGGAAGCTGGTTCGTGCGCTCGGTGGCAATGATGCTGCCATCATCGCCGAAATTCAGCATGACGGTCTGGCTCAGTTCGCACTTGGCCGCCAGCTTCGAAGTGCAGCTCACCTTGAAATCGCAGGAATCCCTGCGCTCGTTGGGAACGATTTTCACCTTCAAAGTGACCTCACGGGCTGTCTTTGCCGGGGTGTTGGGGTCGCACACGTTATCCCAAACCCGTTCAAGCTCCTGATTGAAGCGCTCTTCCACGCCGCCGTCCATCAGGTCGGACAGGCTTTTAATCGGGCGCTGATTTGCCATAATGGTTCGTACCTCCTTCAAAACGGAATCAGTTCGAGGGGAATGCTCATGCCGTTTGCTGCCGCTACAGTCTCGACATGGGTCTGTTCTGTAATCTCCCGCACCATGCGCCGCTCGTCGCTCCGGCTGTCAGACATGTGAACAAGGACAATCTTTACGGCCTTGGACAAGTCGTTTGCCGCGAGCGCTTCCTTCAACCGGCGAAGCGACATGTGCGATTCAAGGAGCCGGTTTCTGAGGCCGGCATCCAGTTTGCCACTCTGCAATGCTTCGTTCATCACTTCGTCGCAGTAATTGCACTCGACCAACCAATAATGCACGCCGGGGAATGTGTACCGCAGATAGTAGGTGTCCGTGGCATAGAGCAGCGTTTCGCCGGTGGTCTCATAGCGGACGAGAAAGCCAAGGGGTTCTGCCGCGTCGTGCTGCGTCTCAAAGCCCATGACGGTAAATCCTCCAACCCGCATCGGTTGCAGCGGTCTGACGAGCTTTAATTGCGTTAAATAGATATTGTCGTCAAGGGCTTGCTTGGTTCCTGCGCTGCAATACACAGGAACGCCCCGCCTGACCAATTCCAGAACGCCTCGCGCATGGTCGCCGTGCTCATGGGTGACAAGACAACCAACCACGGAACGGAAGTCCTTGATGTATGGGAGCATCTTCCTGACGGGAAGCCCTGCATCAAGAATGAGGACTTCCGTTCCGGCTTCCAGCAGGTAGCAATTCGCGCCGCTGCCCGTAGAAATCACCTGTAGCCGCATCAGAATCCTGGGTCCATATCCTCATCGTAAATTACTGCGGCGGCGGGAGGAGCGGCAGGTGCAGCGGCTTCATGGACAAGAGCGGCCTCAAGCGCAGGGGCAGCGCTGGTGGGCAGGACTATCGGCTGACCGTTGGCATTCTGCGCGACTTCCGCTTCTATGCGGTCATCGACGGAATCATTGGCAATCGTATTGGCGAACTCGACGGACATCACACCGTACTTGGAGATAATGGTCTTGAGGACAGTTTTCAGCGCCATCGCGTCGAAATTGGTATGCCATGGGGAATCGGCCTTGCTCCATGCCTTGCTGTAGCGCTTGGCGTGCGCTTCGACCTTTTCCCGCGTCCAGTACACGCACTTTTCAAAGCCGTTCAGGAGCTGGAAGTAGGCAAAATAGCCAACAGGCGTTTCGCTCTTTGCCGTTCCGCTGATTTCCAACATGCCCGTGATGCGGTTGTAATTCACCAATTCGCCCTCGCAAACCACGTCGGCGTTGATGTAGCGGTACTGGCCGCTGCGCTGGGCAAGCTGGATAAGGCCGCGGAAGCCGAGCTGGAAAGTGGGAACGTTGTTATAGGGGATGATGTAAGCGAAGCCGAGCTGCTTATTGATGGGGAGCTTGAGCGTCGCGGCTTTCAGGGCTTCCAGAACAACCCTGTTCGGGTCGCACTTCTGCAAAGCTCCGTCACTCTGGTACAGCTCGATGATGCTCGCCATGAACGCGCCCGCATTCTCCGCGAGGATGTTGCGAAAATTCTGCTGCATCGTTTCGTTGTTCAAGATACCTTTCAGCTTGGCAAGGCTGTTGGTCTTGAGGGTAACTTGAGTTTCAGCCATCCTTGGCACCTCCTGTAATATTTCACGCCTCGCGGACGGAAAGGGATTCGTCCGTGCTGACGTAGAGTTCGATTGTCTGAGAATCCATCTCAGGAAGTGAATTGCAGCGTTCGGCGTTGTCAATGAACAGCGGGAGGCTGACATCGTAATGCCGGGAAAGCACGTCAATAATTTCGCAGTCGGCGTGTACCTGTGCAGCAGTATTCGCGCTCTCATAGGCCACAAGCCCGCTGTCGCACGGAATCATACAGGTGCAAACATCCACAATGCCGCCGTTGATTTGGATGTCGAACAGCTTCCAGCGGACAGAGGGGAACCGAGCGTTGATGGACGCTTCCAGCGCACTGCACCTGTCCTGCACAAACTTCTCGCACAGGGCGATGAGGCTTTCAATCTCGCTGACGCGAGCGCCAGAATCCTTCTGCTGCGCTTCCAGCGCGGCAATGCGTTTTTCTGTTTCAAGCCCAGCGTCGCGGCGAGCAAGAACGGCGCGGTTGCGGTCAATGATGGCCTGAAGCTCGGCTTTGCGGTTCTCATACCCTCGGATTTTCTCATCCGGCGAGGCTTTCAGCTCCTGCCGTTCTTGCGTAAGCTCCTGTTCCACATCCGCAATGCGCGGCTCGCTGGCAGCATAATCAGGTTCGGCGGGATAGGCGTTGACTTTGGCAAAAGCCGCATCGCGTTCCGACATGGCCGCGTTTGCTTTGCCCGTAAGCTCATCAACTGCCTGCATGGCCTCCTGTACAGAGGTTTCGCAGCGTTCAACGGTTTCGGAAGCGGCCTTTCCTTCCAGCTTGATGGCGGCAAGCTCCGCTCGCTTCGCGTCAGCCATTTTCGACCGGGCGGCTTCGATGGCTTCCTGCGGCAAGCTCTGCCCGCAGCAGGGGCAAACGGTTTCAGCCTCCGCAACAGGCGTATCGCGCACAGCCGTGAATTTCTCGCGGAGCTTATCCCTCGCAGCCGTTGCATCTGCCAGCGCTGCGTAATCCTTTTCCAGCTTCTTCTTGGCATCTGCCAAAGATGCGGAAGCGGAACGGAACGCTGCGGAAGCTGCATCGGCCTCAGCCTGCAGGAGCCGCTTGCCAGAAAGATGCTCGTCGGCAACGCGGCGTTTGAGCGAAACAAGCTCCTGTTCCAGCGCCAGCACCTTCATCCGGGCATTTCCGGCGCCATTTTGCGCCTTGGCTTCGGCAATGTAGCCGTCTATGCGCTCAATGTCCTTGAGGCTGTCCGCAACAAGATATTCCGCATCAGTAATCTCGCGGGGCGTGAAGCTCGGAAGGGCTTTTCTCGCCTCGTCAATGCGGACAGGAATCATGCGCAGTTCTTCATTCGTGCGCTTTCGCTGGTCAACGAGGTACTTGCGCAAGCCGTCGATGCTGATATTGCGCTGGGCGCATTCATCGGCGAGCGGGCGATATTCGGCGCGGGCAAGCAGCTCGCCGTCCACATCGCTGCCGGACAAGGAAAGCAACTGCTCCCGGCGCTTTTTCCAGTCCATTGCATTGAACGCGGACAGACTGGCAATCAGCCGAAACAAATCCTCGCTGGCAATCTGAGAAATACGCGCTTTGAAATCGGACAGCTTGGTTTCAACATCGTTAATCCAGTAGGTTGAGGCATTCCCCTGATACACGGCATCTGCGGAGCCGCGCTTTTTCACCCAGTTTTCCCGCTGCGTCCTGCGCAGGTTGAAGGGCTGGCCGTCCAGCTTGCAGGTAAGCTCAACGGTCGTGTCAAGATAGTGAATCTCCCTGCCGTCCTCATCCAAGGGCTTGTCCCTGAAAGCATCAGAGCCGGGGGCGTTGCCGTGGCTGTCCTTGTTCCACATGCACCATGCAAAAGCATCCGCAATGGTGGTCTTGCCAACGCCGTTCATGCCAAACAGGCGGGTACGACTTTCGGAAAAATCAACCTCGATATGGCGGCAACCCTTGAAATTCTCAATGCGGATGCGGTCAAGTATCAGACGCATTGTCCTCATCCTCTCCATCGTCATCGTCGAAGATAGCATCAATCAAGCTGGCCAACATTTCCTTGGGGGACGGTTTGCTCTTTTCCGGCGCGTCCTCTTCTGCCGCGCGGCGCTTTACGGCTTCCTCGCACACCTTGATAACCTCGGCGCTTCCGTTCTCGACCGCCTTGCTGAAAATCGAATTGGCGATGCTGAACTTGCTATCCAGCAGCTCCCGCATCGTCCCGGCAAGAGCGATGCAATCAGGGTGAATGAAGAGCGGGTCGGCTCCGGCAATATAGGTGCAGACCCTACCGTCCTTTACGGCGATGATGAGAGCGGCTCCAACCGTCTTGGGCAGATGCTCGGCGGCGTGGGCAAGCAGTTCGGGGGTCTTGAGAATGTTGCTTTCCTTCATGGTGTATACTTCCTTTCTCTGGTCGTTGGTCGTTATCCGAAAATCAATCTGCAAATCGCCATGCACAGAAGCACAATGACGAACATTGCCACAAACACGCAGGAAGCCATCTTGGCATTTTCGTAGCGCTTCTTGCGTTCATCCTCGCGCTGCTTTGCGCGGAGAGCGTCATAGTAGAGCTTCTTGAAGCGTTCGTAGCTCGCACGCTCATGGGCGAGCAGCTCATCTGCGCGGTTTAGGTCGCGCCGCATGGAATCCAAGCGCTGCAAGACCTCGTTGAAATCTCCCTGCAAATCCTCCCTGACAAGCCCCTGCATGATAGCCTGCCGGAGCCTTTCTTCGCCGTGACCGCGAAGCACAGTAACGGTAGCGCGCTGTTCCTGTTCAGCCATTTTGGGTCATCCTCCATCCATTCTCGCCAATAGGCGGCACAATCTAACGCCCTATTACGGGGCCTTTGGGGTGTCTGCTCCCTCCAAGGCGAGCAGGTTGTTCACGCGCTGCGTACTTTGAAGCAGCTCGGTAACAGCTTTCGAAAACCTTTGTGTAAGGGCTGCATCGTCAAGCTGCCCGTTCGCTCCATCCCGCATGACGGCGGCCTCAATATCCCGGATTTCAGCAACCACGCCATACAGCGACATGATTGAACCCTTGAGGTCGAAGGCTGGCTGTGCAGGATGAACGCGCCCATAGCTCATGGGGTATTCCGTCCGCATCCAGTCGTACCACTTCGAAGCGTCTCCGAGCGCGAGGCAGATTTCATACATCACGTCCGGGTTCGGCTTGAGCTTGCCGTTTTCGTAGCGGTAAATGGTCGTGGTGTCGCAGGAAATGCGTTCCGCGAGGTCTGCGGCGCTTATTCCCTGCGTTTCTCGCCACTTTTTGAGGTCAATCCCTGCGAACACCGCCATTTCACGCGCCCCGACTTTCGTTTAGAATAACCTCAGATAGATTGAACGCGGCACCTTCCAAGTGCTCCATGTAACGCACCAAGGTGTTGCGCCACATCTCTCGCACCCACTCGCCGACGCTTGAATAGCCAAAGGCGAGGATGGCCTTACGGAGCGCGGCGGCTTCCTCGGCAGAGAGCCACTTGCCAAGCTCCGAATCCTGCGGCTGGCTGGCCGCTGCCTCATCGGAAAACAAGGAAGGGAGGTCAACGTCTGTGGCATCATACAAATCAGCCGGGGAACATCCGAGCCGGGAGCACATTTCTTTCAAGCACTCTGGTGTCGGAAGCGCCTTGCCGTTGGCGATATATGAAACAATCGCGGGGTTGCAGTCCTCAACACAGTCTGCAAGAGCTTTTGCCGACATACCGCGTTCAGCGAGAACTGCTTTGATTCTGTTCCGTGCCATGCGCGGACCTCCTTATTCCGAAAAGACTTTTTCGCGCAGGAAGTTGTGCGCATCGCAATTGAGGAAATCGGCAATTCGCAGGGCAATGTCAACGTTCGGCATCTGCAATCCCTTCTCGATGCGATTGTAGAACGTCTCGGAACAACCGGCAGCGTCCGCGACTTCCTTCTGCGTCTTGTTACTGACACGGCGGGCTTTCTCAAGCCAAGTTCTGTCGCGCACAATCTTGCGCACCTCGCTGGTAGCCATCGTAAACTCTCCTTTCTGCAAAGCTAAACTATTGTTTGGTTGCTTAATTTGTGGTAGAATGAAGATGGCTACTTGCATTCAGCCGGAAATCAAGCTGTACAAGAGGCTGGAAAGCCTGAACGGATGATGCTTCGCGTTTCAAAATCTCGTATGCGATTGCACATCTCGTATCTTGTAGCTTGATTTTACTACGGATAATTGAACTTGTCAATATGCAAAATTCATAATTTTGAATTTTTCTTGTGTTTCGTGAAAGGATGGTAAGCCATGACAATCTCTGCCCGTATCTCCAATGCCCTGAAGGAAAAGGGCATTCCTCAGAAAGCCATCGCCGAAGCGGTAGACGTGGCCGCTTCCACGGTAAGCACTTGGATGAAATCGAACGGCGACAACATTCCGTCCGGCTACATCATGCCGATTTGCCGGTTGTTGGACATGCAGCCGGAAGAACTGCTTGAAGGAGCCGAGCACAGGGACGTTATCGAAATCATCCCGGATGACTATGTGCAGCTCTCCAAGGCCGAACAGCGCCTCCTGAATATTTTCCGTGGTCTGGACGAGGAAAGCCAGATTGTCGTTCTCAATGCTGCCGTTATGGAGAAGCGGGCCTCTTCTGCGCAGGGGAATGACGGCGCTCATGAGGGCAAAGAAAATATGGGGGCAGGCTGACATCCTGCGCCCCATATAGGTAAGCTAGTGTAGCTTATACTAGGTACTTAGATTATATATATAATAGCTACTGCAGCTTATATATTTACTTTAATTTAATTGGTATTTCCAAGTATTACTCGTTCGATACAAGCGTAGATACGCTTGCTTTACATGGGTAATTCTATCGTAATACGTGAGTATTACCTTAGCATTTCTACGAAGAAGGAGGAAATAAACAAATGGGCAGCGCATGGTGTACAGGCTGCAAAACAGATGTCCCTATCGCCTCTGCTGTCAAAGGATTGCCATGCCCTCAATGCGGTAAGACAGAGTACGTTATCCTCGCAAGCGACGATGAATCCTCCATCGCCATCAGCGATGCAAAGGCCGAGTTGCTCATGCAGCGTGGGCAATGGGACGAGGCTGCAAGCGCTTATCGCTCCTGCTTGCCACTCGAACCATCGGAATTGAATCTTCGCATGGCCACGCTTCAATGGCGACGCGACTGTGCGCAATACATAGACCGGGTGCTGGAAGCGCCCATTCCTCTGCCAGTTTTCAGGCAGGACATTCTCGACCGCTACGATACGTTTGTGGCAGACTGGATAGTGCAAAGCTATCGTGGCATTCAGCTCGTACCAGATGGGAACACATACAACGTTGTAAGGAGGAACAACCCATGAAGAAGATGCTCGCTCTGCTGCTCACGTTCTCCGTTGTGCAATATGGCTTAATTTTCGGCCAAATTTTCGGGGGGGGGGGGGTACATTCTTCGCCTCAGCCCTCGCTGAAACAGACGTGGAGGAATTTGAGCTTTCAAGCATGACTTTAGAGCAACTGAACCAGTTGAAAGCTGCTATTGACGATGAAATCCGCATCAATCACACACCTGACAACGTTGGAAAAGAGGCTATCCTTGATGCCACAAAGGACATCGTTGAAAAGGCCTTTGCCAATAGGGGCATTACTGTTTCGTGGGCATGGGTTGACTATAAATACACCAAGGATTGGGATTCATACACGCTTGCTACGCACATCGACTACTACGATGCCAGCAGCGCAAAGGTGAAGCCAGATGTATATGCAGAGGGAAACGTCGTTGACGGCATATGCAATCTGACCTTTGTCCAAGTCGGGGATGAAGTGCTGCTCAGCCCGTCATCCCCAGTTCCAAATACGACAACGGGTACGGAGGAAGCGACGGAATCTCAGCAGGAAAAAGCGATTTCGCTGCAATACGGCGAGCTGTTATCCCTCCATGAACAGGACGGCATCGCTGTTGTAAAAGCAAAAATCGCGCCTTCCTTCTCGAATAGTGCGACCGTATCCCAGAACTATTACAACATTGAAGCGCTTGTCAAAAAGCATGGCTTCGACAAATACGACGAAGTTCAATACTGGGCAGTTGCGGATATGACAGACGGGAGTGAACAAAAAGTGATTTCTTTTACTGTTCCGCACGATGTTCTCACCAAAATAGCTGCCGGGAAGCTGGCTATCAATCAGCTTGGCAGCTATGTGACTGACCTGTGGGTGCATCAGTCCCTCAGATAAGACGTGGCATCCCTCAACTCAACGTCCAAGCGTAAACGGAAAGGAGAGAGGAAAGACGGTTTAATTCAGGTATCGCTCCAAATCGGCAGAAAGCCCGATGGCAAGCCAGACCGACGATACTTCTATGGGAAAACCCGTGCTGAAGCGGAACAGAAGCGTGATGCGTTTAAGGCCAGCCTTTCGCGTGGTATATCTATCGAGCAGTCCATGACCGTCGAGGAATGGTTGAACACCTTCAAGGCCACATACCGCGAAGGCGTGAACAAGGCATACATCACCAACGACAACGTGCCGTACAATCGCCTTGCGGCAGCCATTGGCAAGATGAAGATTGCAGACGTTAGGGAGGCACATCTGCAATCGGCGTTGAACCAAACGGCTGGGATGTCATCCTCGACCGTCACGAAGTATCTAAGCGTCATCAAGCGCGTATTCCGTAAGGCAAGGAAGAACCGGCTCATTGCTGAAGACCCGTCTGAGGACTTAGCTCGCCCTCCATCCGTCAAGGGCAGCCATCGCGCATTGGAGCGCTGGGAGGTTGACCTCATTCTCGAACATTGGCATGATTACGGAGTACGTGCAGGGCTATGGGTGTTGCTAATGCTGCTCTGTGGGCTACGGCGCGGTGAAGTCATTGCTCTGCATTGGGAAAGCATCAACCTCGCAGATAAAACGCTCAAGGTCTGCGAAACGGCGGTGGTCATTGGCAACAAAACAACCATCGAGCAGCGTGCCAAGACGGATGCCGGCCTTCGCACACTGCCCATATGCCAGATGCTGTATGACGCATTGCTCACGGTTCCGCAAGAGGAACGGCATGGACTTGTGTGTTTATCGGCAAGGGGTACGCTTCTGACGGAAAGTGCGTTCCTGCGTGGCTTCGAATCTTTCACACGGGCAATGGAGCGAATCGCAAACGGCGAGCCGCCCATGCAGCAAGGCCGCAGGACAGACAAAGAAACGCAGTCCTCCGAATCGGAGAACCGCGTAAGGGTTTCCTTCCTTCCGCACGACATGCGTCACAGCTTCGCAACAGCGCTCTATGACGCGGGCGTGCCAGTAAAGGCTGCTCAGTATTTTCTTGGACACTCGGACTTGAAAATCACCCTTGAGCTATATACACACCTTTCAAGGGAACGTGCAGCGGCTTCCAACTTGCAAATGGTTTCTTATCTCGACAACTGGTTGGAGATGAAGAACCTCGACGCTGTGAAAAACGCAGCTTTGGAGGGCGAAATCGAGCTATAATTTCGCTCTCTGTGGTAAAAATGTGGTAGTAGCTCAAGCGGACGAATAGAAACAGCAGGTTTCCAGACTTTTATTCAATGGTATGAGCCGTTTTTCAGGCTTGTGTGCATAAAACGCACATACTGCGTGCTTGAATGGGGTTCAAGAGGCCGGAAGTTCGAATCTTCTCACCCAGACCAGCGAAAAGACTTGATAGGACAGCGAAAAGCCTGAATATCAAGTCTTTTTTGTTTCCGTTCGGAATACGCAGACAGTTCTCAACGGTGCCAATGCCCGCTTAATGCTCGCTTCGTGTGGTAAATGTGTGGTAGTAAGTTTCCTCTGCCCAGCCGCATCAGAAATTCAAATTCTCGTAGACTGTTCAGATTTTCGTTCTGAGCCGTTTCTCTTTTTACCCCTCCACTTATTCACGATTGCGCACAGGCAGGCAGGAGCATAGCGTTAAATCCGTTAAAGGTGTGCTTATTCCTTGTGGGCAACGACGGTTGTAATATCGTCCAGCATCAATCCGCTCCGAGCAATCATTTAGGCCTCTCGGAAACGTTCCAGTCCATGTCATTCTGACAGCCGCAGAAAGTTTGGCTGAAATCAATCAGCCCGGCGCTATCAATCTCGGCGCTGTTCCCATGCGAGCAGGTCATGCCTTTCGCAACACCAAACAAACGGCAGACCATCGGACGCACAGAATAGATGGCGCATTTTCTCTGAGCATCATCCCGAAATACGCACTGCAACGGTTCGTGTTTCCGACGCACCACTTCGCGGGCATAGGAATTGCCCTGCAAATAGTTGCTGATGCGGGCGTAGTCATCAATCGTAATCGGCACGGGCCCACAGCACTCGCCGCAATTCACACAACGGGTGTGAGGCGGGATGTAGCGCACATTTACGTCACCCATCGTTTTCGCCCTCCTGTCCAGCATCCATCTTCGCGCCGCACTCACAGCAGTATTTGCTTGTGGGCTTTTCCCAGCTTCCTTCGGTGTGGATTATTTCACCGCAAACCGTGCAACTCCACTCATCGCCGCCCAAATGCTGCCACCGCCCATGACGTATTTCTTCGCTCTTTGCCAGCATCAAACAGTTCTTGTGATAATTCATTGGCACAACGTCCACTGCAGGTATTTTGTCAATGCACTCAACCACAGCTTGGACGATTTTTTGCACACACTCAATATAAAGCGTCTGTATGCCTTCCGGCGCTCTGTCTGTTCCCTTTGTAACCATTGATTTCAGCACATCCGCATCAATCAGCTTCATCGTTTTGCCTCCTGCTTCTGAACGAATTTGTTCCAAACGGCGATGTTCTCATCCCAGCCACCGAAAATCGAATAGCTCATTCCCCAGCTTGGGGAAAGGCCACAATGCGGGCAGCGAAACCGTCCTTGCACAACAGGATAACCACCGTCAGCCAGTTTTCCGAGCATAACGCTTCGCATTTCCTTGACAGGGAGTGTGCCGCAAAGGCACGGGGCAATGTTTTCTTCTTCACTCAAAACAGCTCGCTCCCTCCTACAATCCACGGAAATTCCTGACGGAAGCCGTCTCGCATCAGGTCGCGCAAGCTATCTTTCATGAACACGGGCGTTCCGTATTCCTTGCAGACCTTCACAATTTCTTCCACCCATTCCCTTTTGGGGACAGTCTTGTGCTTTGAGTTGCCTGTTTCCGCGCCAATGACAACCCATTCCCACCGCCGAAACGTGCTGTAATCTCCGTTGCTTCCGCTTGCGCTTATGAACCATTCCGGCTCGATAGGCTCAAGAATAGGTTCGACGGATACCCATTCAGCATTGGATTTATACGCGACAGCCATCATGGCATCATCAGTCGCAGATGCACCAAACATCATAACCGGCCTGCTTTTTTCGAGATACATTTCCTCCCACGAAGGCATCAAGGATGAGATTTTCTCGTATCTGGAGGGAGCTTTCGTTAGGAACAGATACCGATGTTGTGGAGCAGCATCGCACGCTTTCAGGACTTCTGCAATCCACTCGTCTGGCACCCAATAGCCGAACAGGTCAGCCATGCTGCACACGAAGATGTTGCGCGGCTTCTTCCAACTCTGCGGCTCGTCCAGCCGGTAGCGATGGAAGGTTGGGGAAAATCCAAACGGGTACGCAGCGTTAGTTATACTTCCGTCCTTGTTCTTCTGTTCCCACGGATAATCAAGTTCTAACGGTTTTCCCGTTCCTGTCAGCATCCCACGCTCAATCAGGTGCCGTTGGCATTGGCATTCTGGGTCATATATTTCTCTCGCCCCAAAACGCTCCGCAATCCTCCGCACATAGCAGTATTCACAGCCATGCAGACAGCCGGTGACTGGATTCCAGCTCGCATCGCACCAGTCGATTTTTGTTCTGCTTCCCATAGCAGCCCCTTTCTGCCCGTGTAGCCGGTAGCACAGCGTTGTCTTTATTCTTCCTCGGTATCTTCCTGCTCGCCCAGAATCAGCCGGATAGCCTTTTCTGCACGACCTGCCGCGCTCACAATCAACCGCTTGTCATTTTTCAATGCAGAAAGCCAGCTCTGAATGTAGGCGGCATTGTTGCGGAAGCTCTTTGCAGTTTCAAGCCCAAGCTCATGGAGAATGCCACAGGCTCCGATTTCTGCGACCAGTTCTTCCTTGGAATAGCTTTCGCTCCCGAATGCAGCGGCGCCATCGTTTTCAGAGAAACGATTGAGCAGGCTTTTATGTCCGGTACTATGCGTAAGCTCATGGAAGGTCGTTGCGTAATATCCAGCGCTGTTCTCGAATTGTTCCATTACCGGGAGACTGACAAGATGTCGGCTGGGACTGTAGAAGGCTCGGTTCTGCTTGCTGTGCTCGATGGTGAGCTTTGCCCTGCCGGAATATTCCGCGATGATTTCTTCGGCACGTTCAACCGGGGAGGCGGTCGCCGGAAGATGTTCGGCAGTATATTTCGGCTGGATGCCATCGCAATCGTCGATGTGGAATACGTTATAATAGCGGAGCATCGGAATTGGGTCATCTACCGGCAGACCGTTTTCATCCCGAATGACGTTGCCGCTCGCGTCCTTCTTTTCACGGTGCAGCACCTTCCAGAATACAACCATCTTGGACTTTGCGCCCTTCTTGACCTTGCCGCCCTCATCCTTGCATTGCTTGAAGGTGAGATACTCGCCGGGCTTGCCGAGCAAAAGCTGGTTGATGAGGCTGTACGGCTTGCCATTGCTGCGGCGAATTGCGCCCTCGGAAACTCCTGACCACGGCCTGTTCCACGGAATGATGCCAGATTCAAGCTCCGCAATGATACGGTCGGTAACTGCTGCGAAAATATCCATCAAAAGCCCCTCCTTCATGCCGTTCACAACTTATCAAATCTCAATGCCGCCGTAGAGGTTCGCTTCGCTGCGGTACCAGTCGTGGCCGTCGCTCAGGGTTTTTGAAAAACGGTAAGTAACCTCGGTACCCATGTTCTCACGGTGGTTCGTAACCTTCTTGCCAAACTTGGATGTGCTTTCGGTCAGACGAACGCGGATGCTCTTGGCGTTTACCTTGATAATCTCTCCGTTCCATTCAGTGCTCTGAATCAAAATACCAATGCAGCTGCCCGTATAAGCCTTTACCTTCATTCCAACCTGCGCTTTCATAGCTCGTATCCTCCTTGTTGCTTTCCTTTTGACATCTTGATTATACTACTCGTGCGTATAGCTGTCAATACAAAAAATACGAAATTTTGAACTTTTTTCAAGATTTCGTATTTAATAAAAAGTGCCTGTGTTTTGAGCACGGGCACTTTTTTGCTTATTCCTTTGTCGGCGATTCCTGCGGCTGGTCAGTCTTTCCGTACTTCTCCCGCCAGCCGGTATATTTCCCGCTGCGCACTCGATTGTCGATGAGCGGTTCATCCTCGTCGATAATCCAGTCTCGCCCCATCTTTGTGGCAGTCTTGAAGCCATTGCGAATGGCTTTCTGCCGTAGCACGGTAGGGTTTCGGCCATGCCGCAGCGCGTATTCTTTGAGCGTTATCATCGCCATTGCTGTATCACCTCACAATTGCCATTGTAACACGCAAACGTAGCTTTGTCAATTTTCGTGATTGGCATCAACCAGTTCATATTCCGCAATTTCGACATCAGTCAATTTACGAGAATACTCAGCATAACCCCAAGCCGGTCTGCCGATTTCTTCGACAAGGGGACGCTCATCGAGAAAAACAACCTCTGACGCGCCTCTGGGAATGCAGCCAGGCATCGGCGGGCGCTGAGTTGCATAATACCGATAAGCCATCAAAGTACCCCCTTCTGGATAGCCGCATTCAGGTCGCCCACTGCACGCAGCACACTTTTCCCAAGTTTTGAAGCAATCGCCTCAGCTTCTTCCTTGCTGAGCCAGTCGGTATGCATTCCATCTTCCATACGAACATTCCGCATAATCAAAGCGTTGCCTACAATGGGCTGACCATGCTCGTGCGAACCGTAGAGGTAGCTGGCGAAGATATTCAGCATCGGCTTGTCCCTGAGAAGCCCTTCTTCGTCAACTACCATGCAATAAGGCTCATTCAGTCCTTTAGGGAAGACAACCTCGATGATGTCGCAGCCAATCGCGCGATAGCAGAACGCGAGAAGCGATTCATCTTCGCGTCGTTTGACAATTTCAATGAGCAGACCCTTATCGCTCAGTTTTACGCCGTAATCATTCATGGTTCGAACCCTCTATTTCTGCCAAGGCTGTTTCACTTTTTGCCGCTTCATCCAGCGTGCGAAGAACCGCCGCGACGCTGCGCGTTCTCTTTGCAAGCGTGGTATTTGGATTGCTCATCCTGTCGTAGCGCTCCTGCAAAACCCAAGCCGCAAACGCAAAGTCGCTCATTTCATTGATTTGTTTTCCTGTCATCAGATTGCCTCCTGTATCATAATGGGCTGCTGGACAACGTTCGCAGGGAAAAGGCCGTAGATGTTCATTTCGGCCATCGACAACTGTCTTGAGTAATCTACTGTGCCGTAAACAATGCCGCCAAGGTCAGGCAGATAAGGGCGACTGCCCCAAACGCGATATGCCACCATATCAGGAGGCATATGCTTCGCAAGCGGTCTGCTGTTCATGCAATAATACCTGTACGCAAGCATGTTTCTCACCTTCTTTTTTCGCAAATTCCTTCCATCGCGCATTATTGCGGCGCTCCATTTCGGCCATAAACCGCAGCTTTTCCTTGATGCTCATTGTCCAACCCTCCTGCCGGGGGCTGCTTTGCCCCCGGCTTGATTTCTTCTCATTCGGCTTCGAAAACGCGCTTGAATGCTCGCTCAAGCCTTGCCAGCTTTTCCCGTGCTTCCTCAAGCTCTTTCCGAACCTTGATACTTTCATCAAACTGCGCCCGGTAGAATTTGAGGCTTTCTTCCTGCTCCTCGATTTTTGCAAGGTACTCGGCCTGCATTTGCTCTGCGCTCTTTCGGAAGGAAAGTTCTCGCGCCCAATGGCCGTCCTTGAAGTCCTTCTTCCACTGCTTGCAGAACGCATCCTTATCGCCATCAAAATGGTAATAGCTTTCCTCAATATGGCTGTACTCTTCATGGCTGGGCTGGTAACCGGTGCGCTCAATGAACTCGCTCATCATCATGGTGTGTTTCCTCCTGTAAGTAGCTCTTTTTGCTCTTGACAGTGTTGATTATAATACTTTTACGTATATAAGTCAATATGTAAATACGATAATTTGAAATTATTTTCAATCTAATTCAAATTTACGTACTCGCAAGGCAAAAAAGAGCGGCAGCCAGCCAATAGCCGCTATTGCAGCATGATTGCAAATTGCTCAAACCAAGCCGCTGCGACATTCAGAAAAGAACAGCCCGTTACATCAGCAAGATAGAAATCGCACCCATCGTCAAACGGCATAATACCAAGAAACTGGAACTGGCGGCGACTCCCATCTGTATTGCCAACCTCAAATATCAGGCCGGGGGAAAGGACGAAACTTTTTCCGGCTCTGTCCGTTACTGTAACGTTCTCCATGTGTCACCCCTCCATTCCAGACGCGAGCATGAGCGGTTGCTGTGCGCCGGTATCCAGATAATAGTCCGCATGGGACATGACGTATTCGTAGCGTTCACGGCCTTGAAAGCTGTCTACGACGTGCTGTTCTTCTGCATTCATATCGGCGTATTTCTTCTTGCCGTAGCTTGGAGGAAGCCAGCCTTTTTTCTGCCCGGCAAACAGGTTGAATTTTTCCAGCAATTCCATGTCTTTGAAAACAAGATGCGCCGTGCCCTTTTTGAAAAAAGTTACCATGAAATACTTGGTGTCGATGTTTCGGGTATTCTGAGTGGTTTCGGCGATGCGAAAAACGTTCTCTATATCGCCGGGCCAGTCCGTGCGCCCGCTGTCCAGAAAATCAAAGACCTTTTCGATGTCCCGGAACTTCGACGCGACCCGCCATAAGCTGAACCGCTTGTCCCAGCTACTGAAAGCGTCGTAGAAGGGAATAATGACCTTTTTACCAACGGAAAAACAATCGTTTGTTTTCCAACCGTCATAATAATGCCGGTTAGGGCTATCCTCATTCCAGCAGCGAGCGGTCCATTCGTCAAAGAGCTGCACAATGGTATCCTCTACGCCGTTGATGACCTTCCCGTTCATTTTGATGACCAGCGTGAGAATGTTATACACCGAAAAATCATAGTCCATAAGGGCATTGACTGAATCGTGAAGCTCGTTGATGAGATTGCTGGTGAGCCGCTGGGTAATGCTCTCCTGCTGGAATATCATACTCCAATATTTCCTGCGAGTTTGCCGGATATAGGCATTGATTCGCGCATCGTGGTCATGACCGCCAGCATGGAGTTTCAGCTCTAAAATAGGGCTGGCATACTTATCGCTTGGCCTATCCAGAATGTGAGGAATCATAGCCTCGTATTCTTCAATCAGCCGGATGCCGCAAGCCACTTCGTAATTATAGCGATTGACCCATTCTTCAATCTGATTGTATCGCACGATTTCAGCGTATTCCTGCGGTGTTTCTTGCGTCTTGTAGGTTGGAGCCTTGCGCATATCTTCCATGATAGTGCTGTCAGGCTTCTTCCGGGCAACGGTTTTGTGAACGATAGCAATCTCAACGCCGGAGGACCGCTCTGCATCCGCAAACGCACCCGATACATACTCAATACTGCTGTCCGTTTCTAACGCTTTGAGCAGCCGTTGACGCGCAGGGGTGCATGGATTTCGGATGGTTTCAGCATTCAGAATGCAGCGCACGGTCCCTCCATGTTCGATAAGCTCCAAGGCATGAAGCAGGTGTTCCGCACCTCGGTCGAACGGCGGGTTCATCAAAATCAGGTCGTAGCGCTTTTGCGTTTCAAAGGTCAGAAAATCATCATGCACCACGCGGAAGCCAGTATTCTCCAACTGGCTGCGCAAAAACGAATCAATTTCCACGCAGTCGATGTCGGCCTGTTCCAGCGCTTCCCGTTTGGAATGCTCATCGTAGACAGGGAAGCCTCTGCGGGCTTTGTACATTTTGTTGGCTGCAACACGGGCGAGGTCGCCTTTTCCTGCGCTGGGTTCCAGCACGCTTTGGGCGAAATTCCAGTCGATGCCCTGCGTCAGCTTGTCGGCCAATGCGGGCGGCGTGGGGTAAAAGTTCTTCCGGGCATTCTCGTTTTCAATCGAAGCAAGGTTCATCGTGCGCATTTCGCTCATCCTTTCCGCCATTAAAAGATGCCATGGTTCACAAACAATGCTGTATCGTTATCCCAGCAAACCGGCTCCCCAGAATCTTCAAACGCCTTGAATTCTTCATAGCGTTTTCTGTGAAACTCAAGGTTGTATTCGAACAGGTTCTTGAGTGCGACATTTGCCGTCGCTTCCACGCATGGGAGAAGCTGATAGCGTCCGGCAGCCCTTGAGCAGTAGCGAACGACCGCGCATGGGATGCCTTTCTTCGACGTATACAGCCGCTCAACGATTGCCGCTCTGAAAATCCAACCGTTCCAGCCATGCCGCAGGGGTGCGAAACAGATGCACGGGAACTGAACAATGTCACCGACCTTGATGTTCTTTGCGTTTTTCATAGTCTTTTGCCCTCCATTGCCCTCGTAACCTCCGGGTCGGGATACTGTTATGCCTGATTGAATGCCACCCAGTAGCCAATCAATACGAATCCGTCTTTCTTGAGGTCTTCCTCCATCGCCTTGGCGCTTTCCCAACGTCCTTCAAGCGTGAACGTCATGCCGCTTTCCAAACTAACGACCTTCGCTTCGTACTTCGTCATCGTCGTTTCCTTTCTGCCAGGGATTGGCCGCCCCGGCGCGGTTTTATCGTTATTTCCTGTTGAGAAACTCCCAATCGTACACTTCATGGTCTTGTTTGTTGCCTTTCCAAACCTTCAGGACTTTGAATCCGTTGCATCGGAGGTCGGCAGCAAATTCAACATTGGTCTTATAGTCGTCATACCTCATGATTTTCAGGTTTCCGTTCCGGTCTCTTACAAGCGCGGTTCTCATATAACGTAGTCCTTTCTATTACATCAAATCTTCTACGCTTTCAAGGTACTGATTGAAACAATTTAAGGCTGCGGCATGGCTAAAAGCATACATTCCTTGCTCACGCTTTCCATTCACAAGCAGTTCAACATACTCGCAATGGCTTTTCGAAAAACACTTCCATACAATTTCAACATCAAGGCCGCCGATTACTTTTTGCACGTGCCTCCATACCATGTTTGCTTCATCCTCCTTATTGCTTTCCTTTTGACATCTTGATTATACTACTCGTGCGTATAGCTGTCAATACA